TAAAAGCTGTCAGGGATGTTGCGCCAGTTAGCCGAGTAGAAAGGAATCTTTCCGTACGGGTTGGCTTCGTTGCGAATTAGAATGTTGTGGCCGTTGTAGATCAGAACAACGATAACCTTATCATTGTCCCAATGCTCCAAGAGTTCCAGCGGAGCCTTGTTCGGGTCAGCCGACGTCTTGTAGCTGCGGGGCTTCGCGTGCTGCAAATAGCCCATCATCCCTTCCGGGATGGTCATAGAAATGTTGTCGGGTCCGGGAGAGGTTGCCTTCTCGAACATGCGGCGAAGAACTTCTTCGCTGGGAATGTTGTAACCCTCTGTTCCGCGTAGGCGGTTCAAATCTTCGTAGGTCGCGTAGTCGCGGTATACAACCCACTTCGCCGCACGAATATCGCCGACTCGACAGCCTGGGTCCACAAGGACTGTTCGGATATCGCAAAATTTAATCCACGGATGCGATACGGTCTTCTGATAAAATTCGATCTCGAAGTCGTCAGAGTCAGGCGTATCAATCGGCGTGGTCTCGATGCCGTCGGGCACCTGAATCTTTGGCGCGTAACGCTTGTACTTCTTCTCTGTCTTCTCGTACTCGGTGTATCCCCACTTCCAAATACCTGTGCCGAGGAGGGCCATCTGCTCCAGCCCGCGTTCAACTTCTTCCTCAAAGCGCATCGCCTTGAGTTGGAACGTGAACATCGCGGTCTTGGCTTGGATGATTTCCGGAGAAGTGCCCGGGCTAGGCCTGAGTAGGAAGCACGGGTCTTCGTAGAAGAGTCCGCCCATCAGCTTCGGAACGATAGAGCTAATGTGATTCGATACCATGAACTTCGGCACCGCCGAGTTTGCTACGTCGGTCCCGGTGTCGTAGTTGCTGGTAGAAATGGGCGATTGATACAACAAGTCGGACATGGTCCATCCGCTCGCCCACTGGTTGATGTTGATAAAGTTGTCAGCTAGTTCCGTATTGCTAAGAACGAGGTTAATCGCAGCAGTGTCGTTAAACTGAACGGTCCCAGTCTCCGAGTCAATGTACGTATTTTCCGTAGTGATCTCATTGGCCTTTTCCGTTTCTAATCCCGCTATCTTCTGGTCGATATCGCTCACAGTCGCCACGGTCCTTTGTTACCAAATATTCGCATACGGGGGTCTTGGGGCTTAGGCGGCTCCGAAGATATAGGAGCGGGGGGAGGCGCGACCTCGTCGCTTCTCTTCCCTTGTCGCCATTGGCTAAGCTTAGGTGCCTGATGACTTGGCGCCCCCGGATTGTTCCGGGTACCACCGAGTTGTTGACCGTGTATCCGGTTATAATGGAACTGTTGAAGAAGTCTTCTTTCTTCTCTTTCCATTTGTTCTAAACGCAAATTTTCTTCTTCCGGCGTTATCCTTGCCCTTACGAACATGCTGGAAGGAAGCGTTCTAGACGCGCGAGAAATGCTATCCGGTATGTCGTCCTTTCTTCCCTTTTTTGTGTCTCCTGTAAACCTTGAGAACTGTCTATAAAGTTCATCAATCCAGGGACCAGAAACAAAGTGAAGGCGATCATCGGCAATCAGGACTTCTAAAGTTTTGATGCGGTTGGCTTTTTCGTTTAAAGTGTTTCCCGCGCCCACCCATTGAATGGTCTTTAATACATCCAAGCACCCATACTTAGTTGCGTATGCTTGTAAGGCCATCAGAAAGAGGTCTGCGCCGAGAGACTTCTCTATAAAAGTTCGGTCGGGTCTGTGTGTTCTCAAAAATAGAACTGTGTGTTGGGCCAAGTCTGATGCCTTCCACTTATCGTAGTCAACATCCAGAACGATCAACTCCTGGGTTCCGTCTTCTCGAATGTGACGACGTATGGCGGCTAGAACAGAAAAATCGCTTGTCTTACTGTCCGAGTACGCCCAATCGAGTGTTACAAGAAGCTCTCCTGTTGCAGGCGCTGCAGACGAGCCGTATGTGTGACGTCGTAACGTCTCTACATCGAAGTGAACGACGGAGTCACTTATTTCTATCGGGTCGGTGGCGATGTTCAAATACTGGTTCTTGAAACCGCGCTCTTTGTACTCTTTCAGTTTGCTGCGAAGCGCCTTCCAGTTCAGCTTATATGGGAACCACAGTTCAACCATGTTCTCTGTAACTTCAAAGAGGCCGTTTGGCTTTTCTAGAAGTTGAGAGTAGAGGGCCTGAAACTCGGGCTTTATCTCCCAGCAGGAGAGGCTCAAATATTTGAATGGCTCGGTCGAGACGACATCTTCCTCGTCTGCATTTTGCCCCATGCGCCAGCCATACCAGTCAACTGTAAAGTAGCGGGTACCGATCACGTCGGTAAATCCCCAAGGCTCTACTAGTGCGTTAGTTGACTTGACTTTCTCTTTCAACTTCTCACGGAGTTCTTCATCCGATGAATTCTTATCCTCGACGATGTCGTCGAGCTTTCTAATATCGCAACGTTGACCAACGAAGGACGAGTCTAGCGACGTAACCCAGACGTGGGGTTCCTTTGAGTCGAACAACTGCGCTGGGCAGGTGATAGGCTGTTCCGAGCGCCCGTCCACACCCGTCAAAATGTACTCAGGAAAAAGCATCTGAAACGCAGACGGCTTGCCGCGAGGGGGCAAATAAAAATACCGCTTGACCTCGCCCATCAACTGATTGGACAAATTCTTGATCGACGTCATTATCATGATACGGATGTCTGGGCAGTTTAACATCCACTGCGCCGTATCCAAACCGTCGATTGTTGACTTATATCCCGATCTGGGGGCGAACAGCATCAGCGTGCGTGTCTCTGAGCCATCTGCCGCGAAACGCTTCTGCTTGCCTATCATTCCCTCGTGTATGTCGTCGAAGGTGCAGTCTGGGAAATACATCCCGTCAAAATTCTTTTGCACGAAGGCATCGCATATTACGCGGTGGGTATCGTGGAACAGACTTCGCCCCAGCAAACGGCCAAGCCAGAATAGGTCTTTGCGGGCCTTATCTCGGAGGTCGAGCCACTCAAAGAATGAGACGACCTGGTCGACTTCGTATGTCTTTCTGTGCTCGATGTTGTTGGGGTCGATGCACTGCCCGTCTATTTCAATCGCTCGAATCTGAATCTTCTGAGAGACCGGAACCGGAATGTTGTTCTTCTTCTTCCCGGTCTTGGTATCTATGACCGCTTCGTTTTCTTCGCTGACAACAGAGACCGCACCACCCTCGTAGATTGTGAGCAACTGGATAGCACTACGGCACTCGCTCTTATAAAAGAGATTGGTGCCGTCTTGTACCAATGCCCACTCAAGGTTCCCCTCGTGCTCTTCCTGCCGTCGAGATTTTTCTTCCTCTTCGGCTGAGAAATCTATTACCGGATAAGGTTCCGGCATTCCTTTCTCGCGAGCGCGTTGGTTGGCCTTTCTGCGTCGTGCTGCTTCTTTTGATTGCTCTGCTGTTGCCATTGGGGTGCCTCTGAGAGGCGGATGCCCCTATTGGTTCAATACTTTCTTAGCCGCTTCTCTATTTGCTTCTGCGGCCTTTAGCTCTGACCCTGAGTCAGACTTCACTCCCATGAATTCACCGCTGCCTTCTGATGTTCTAGCGGTGCGGGCGTGAGAGTAATCGGTCTTGGATGCGGCGGGTGCGGCGGGCTTCTCTGGGATAAGACCGGAGTGTCCCGACCTAGTTCCGACGCTTGAGTTGTTGGCCGTGTCGAGCGCCTTGTGGGCGTTCGCGAGAGCCGATGTTATGAAGTCTGAGGCCATATTGTATCCTTAAAAGTTCAACAGAGCGTATACCTTTCTGATAGTTAGCGCAAGCCACATGTAGGGCGTGAAGGAAAGAAGCCAGAGGCCCAAGTAAATCAGGCCGTCTCCGACGCTATAAATATTACGCCCGAGAGGAAAAATGTCCGCGAGTGCTTTCAAGTGCGAGTTCGGACCCATGACGCTGTGGACCGGGTCAATCATCTCCCCGCCTTTCATGCAAGCTGCTGCAGGAATCTGGGGGACGTCAGCCGGGTCAACGTCAGCCAATGAACAAAACTTTTCCATTTGGATTTCGTTCATCATCACAGGGAACTTCCCGTGATTAGCAACCAAGACAAGCTGGTTGGATGCAATGCCCAGCCCGAGAATCAGGGCAGGGACGACGATCAGGTACCAGTAAGCAAACTTGCGAAGAATGTTCATGGATGTTGCCTTTGAATCCGGCGAGAGGAATGGAGCCTTGTTCGTCCCCTGTTGCCGATACGTCTAAACTTTTGCGTCTGGTACTGCAGGGTCTGGTGCTGGTGCGGTCTGGTCTTTACCGAAAGCCGTGGTGGCTCGGTTGACTAGGTAGTGCGCTGTCGTGAAAGCGCCGAGGCCTGCAAGTACTGTCCCGTCAGGAATCAGGTGGGTCTTCGCGACATAGAATATCAATACGCCAGTGGCGACAGTGCTGTGAAGCAGTGTCAATAGCCGAGATGAACTCGGCGTGCCGTTGTCGCTGAACGCGGCCTTGAGATATCCGAGGGCTGGACGAAAGTTCATCTTAGCCCCAGTGCTTCATGTTGTCGGCCAGGACGGCCATCTTCTTCACATGAGCGTTCGGGGAGTTCTTGGCGGACGCGAGACGGTCTGCCGGAATCTTCTGGTCCTTCGGGATGTTCAACGCCTCGTGCAGTCCGCCCTTTCGGAGGTGGTGCATCGAGCGATAGAAAGAAGTCTTGGATGCCATCTTACACCGCCGCTGGTGCTGCGCCCGGTGCGCCGGGGGCCACTGCAGGAGCGCCTGCTGGCGCCGCCATCGGTGCGTTGGCTTCGTTCATGCCTTCGCCCGTGTTTGGTGCAGACGTGTGGTCCATGATGTGGTCCATCATGCCATCGTGGTCAGCTGTCGCGCCCTTTACATCTTTGTGAGGGCCTTCAACGTGAACGTGATGAACTGTGTGAGAGCCATCTGCATGATGCTCTACGTGTGTGTGAGTAAATTTGTGGTGTTTCTTCGCCATGCGATCTCCGTGTTTCTTAAACCTTAGCTCATCAAGTTGTCTTGCTTGCCTGTGCTCTCGCCGAGAAGCGGTCTCACGTAATAGCTTCCGCTAGGACGTTTGTACACGCCCACGATGCCGCCCGGTTGAACCTTAATCATGTTATGGTCGCCGTGGAGCATGTGACTGAGTTGATGAATTGTAGAGCTATGAACAAATGAAATTGTGGGACGGCCCGTCTTCTCGCCTTCCTCGATAACCTTTTTGAGTTCCGGGTTTACTCTGGCTCGGAAGTCGTTGATGCGCTCCCCGCCTGGAATCTTCTGTTCGGGGTACTTCTGGTAATGCAAAATCTCTTTCATGTTCTCGTCGTTCTTCAACTGACCAGAGAACTTGCCGACGTTCAGCGCGTCAAAGTTCTTGACCACCTTAGTGTGGTCTCCTAGAACTAACTCGGCTGTTTGTCTGGTGCGGTCCTTGCTGCTGCGGTATGAATTGCCTAACGGCTTGTCGCCCAAGAATCCGGCGAGGAAGCGACGGGCGTCCAGCGCCTGTTGAATGCCTACGCTGTCGAGGGGAACTTCCATCTGACCGCGAAATCTCTTTTCTTTATTGAACTGCGTTTGACCGTGGCGCATAAACATAGCGGCCAGCTTGTCGCCTTGTGGTTCCTGTTCTGTCTCGTCTTCCGGCTCTACGAACTCACAGCACTGGTGAGCGGCGTCGGTGATGATCGCCAGGCCCTTCTCGTCGTGCTGGACTTCCGGGTCAGCAACCATGACTTCCTGATTGCATCGGTTGCCCGCTTCGTTTAGATATTCACAATCCGCACAATGATAAGGCCCGTCGGAAGCGAACCCAGCCAGCTTGGTGCTCTTGGGCCAGATAGGACCAACCCGGGAGATTAGACTGTTGAGTCCCTCTATGATTACAGGCCAGTTCTTACTCATCTCTGCGCGCCTTACGAGCGTGCTTGTATGAGGGTAGACCTTTCTCAGGCGTCGAAGCGAACTCGTGCAGTTGCTTGTGCGTCATATCCGCCAGGCCTTTGTTCTTCTCGTTCAGGTCTTCGGGATGATGCTCAGCGATTGCCATCGCGATGCGTTGCGCTTTCGATTCTGCTGGCACGATTACTCCGTTGAATTTATGTCGCCGTCTCTGCGGCCAGATAGCAGCTTCAAGTCCATCTCGATGTGTTTCAAGTGATTGCTGAGGAGCGTGTTCATCCCCGTTTCCATTCTGTCCATGTGCGAGGTCAGCCTTGCAAAGAAGTGCCGCACTGACTCATAAACGCCGCGTACTTTCCACGCGCTCGTGAGAAGGACTCCGACAATCGTAAAGTCTCTGGCGACAGATGAAATCTGTCCCAGGGTTAAACTTGCTGGGTCAAACATGATTAGCCTTTGACACATCTGATATACGAGAAACCCGCAATCAAACATTATCTTTACTGCCATTCGTATATCGAAAATTTAGAATCGGCTGTAACGATTCAATGCTCTGGCTTTCACAGAAAGCCCTGGTGGTCGCGTTTTTGTTTGCGTCCCAGCCAAGGGGAAGATGTGGGGCGACTCGACGCCGCCCCCGTTGTTTCTAGCTTTCGATTGTGAACTGGAACAAGGACGCGGTGTTGGACGCGTCGCTGGTGCCGAACGTCACGCCGACCACGAGGCCCATGACTGCGCCTTGCGACAACGCCGGGTTGCCCGTGTTGAAGTTCAGACCGGAGATGATAGCATCCGAGGTCTTAGGAGTGGTGTTGTTCAATGCGCCCTGAACGTATGCGGAATACTCGCCGCCGAAAACTCCGGAGTTCGTATCGCCGTAGAAGTTGCCAGTGATTGCCCAAGACTCAGCTGCGTTGAACGTCGGGGCGAATGCAGTGGTGGAAGCCAGCGCGGTGTAAACCGGGGCTGTCAAGGTGCCAGTTACCGCGTACAATTTCACGGTCACTGTTCCTGACGGATCGCCAGTGTCGGAACCGAAAGAGCCAGTTGCGAGAACGGAAATCTGTTGACCGTTCAGAGTGTTCTGACCGGGGAGAAATAGCGAGCCAACCGCGCTCGTCGAAGACGGCGTGGAAGGTGCTACGCCGATGGACGGGCCGATGGGTCGGGGGAAATACTTAACTGTGGTTCCGGTGCCGCCCACTTTGGATGGGAATGCGCCAGAGACCTGAAAATCAAGAACGTTGCTCATTGTGTTTTCCTTAAGTTATACGCCGCCGCAACGGGAAACCGCCGAGGCGACGCTGTTTCGGGAATCACCCTTGGAGTGGTGCTGGGTGGATTGCCAAAAGTCGTTTAAAAGTTGCTCGTCCACGCGGGAACGTTCGAAGCGTTTAGAGCAGTCGGGTTCAAATTGATTCCCGAGAATGTTGCCACGCCGTCGACGATGACTTGGACCGGGTGGTAATAGACGTTGGAGGAGAGGAAAGCTGAGATCACGTACGTGCCTGCTGCGAGAGCGGGGACCGTATAGTTACCGGAACCGTCGCCTGCTGCGAAGCTGACCAGCTTGGTCGCAACGTTCAAGCACTGCACTTGCGCGCCGGAAGCTGCCGCGCCCCCGACGTTCCCGCTTATTGTTGAGCCTGCCATGTTATCTCCAAGTCCAACCGCAACTGCAAATTTTTACTTCGCCACTGTTCTTCTTGAGAAGGCGACGACACTGACCACATAGACGTTCCCACATTCCGCTCCCCCTTTAGAGGACCGTTATGCCCGCGTTAAGAACCGCTTGCGACGCCCAGGTAGTTCAAGTTGTAGTGGATGTTTCCGCCCTCGTTCACGATCTGGAGGATGTCCAACAGAGAGGGGTTTGCGAACGCGCTCGCGAACAGCTGAGCGGTCGTTGCGGTGGAAGAAAGATTGGTCTGAAATTGACCGACGCGCGTCTGGCCGATTCCGCCTGCAGATGTGGTGGGTGCGACAGCCGGGTTATGCACGGTGCCGAGATAGTCAACGTTCAACAGGATGCTGCCGCCGAGGCCGACGATCTGGATGAGGTCGAGGTTCTGCCCGCCGACGCCTTGGCCTGTCGTCTGGGGGAAAGCACCCGCAACGTTTAAACCGGACTGAGAACTGTTCGTCGAATACATTGCTGTGGGTGTTGCTGCTGACATGGTGTCTCCGTAAATCTAAAATCAGTATGATGCGTCGAATGGTGCGTCGATTGTGAATCGGTTGTCAATAAGCTGATTACAAATAGATGTGAAAGACTGCCGCATCCAGTACGACAAGTCGTCGGACAAGTCCACGACCGTAAATGGTATGACGTTGTCCCGCACGGTGAGCGTCAGACCTTCTGGAAGGTTAAGACGGTAACCGGAAAACGTTTGTTCTACTGTTCGTTCTCTCATAAAATTGGAGCATCGACGAGGAGTCGAACCTCGGCGTTCGCATTACAAGTGCGACATCATGACCGCTAGATCATCAATGCTCAAAACCTTACTTCAAAGAAATTTTTGCTGCCTTCAACTTCAGGTAGTTCAGAAGAGTTCGAACTCCCTCGCCGACGGAGACAACTCCGAAGTACACATAGCCCGCGTTGAGGTTATGTGCTGCGATAACGGCACCGACGCCGAGGACGGCAACCGCGCTGAGGAACGCGCTGAGTGATTGACCGATCTTGGCGAACAGGAACTTCATGACCGGGTTGCCTTCCACGAAGCCATGTTCCAAACCGATCATCGTTGTGTAAGCGTCGCCGAGAACCGTGAGGAGGGTGGTGAAACAAAGTACTGCCAAGAAGACCGTTTGTTCCGACGTCCATGTGCCTGCTGGGGGTGTGTACATTTGTTCTCCTAAATTTTATTTGCTCATCACCCAGACAACGTAGATGATTGAGATGATGACTCCGACGAGATTGCATAGAGTGCGCGTTGCGGCCATTTTCTGGTCAAAGCTGAGCGACATTCTTTTCGTCCTTTTTCTTTATGCGGCCTTCATACCACCTGCGTCGCATTCCTAGGTAATCTTTTTGTACTTGCAGAGACTCTTCCGCCGTGACTCTCATAACACGGTCGTCCTTGAATATCTTGATTAGGAAATACAAGGCGACCAGGTCGACCACCAGTGCTGCGAGTGAGGCTGCGTCTGATATCGTCATAGATCACCTATGAAAGTTGGTGGACCGTAGGAGAATCGAACTCCTGACTGATGCGTGCAAGGCAACTGTTATCCCGCTTAACTAACAGCCCACAGAAATTTATTCGCCCTTCGGTGCCTTAAAGAACCAGGCGGCGAGCAGCAGCACGAAGATTGTGCCAGCGATCAGTTCGAATATGGTTGACATCGTAGCTCCGGAAAATTCTGGGCTGGTGGGGAATTCTAACCCCAACCTTCTAACGTTACTGACTAGTCTTCGCGTTAGCTATTCGTTTCACTTCGAACTCACAGCCCACAGAAATTGTTGTAATGTCCCCAAAGGTGTCCACTATCTTGTTTAGCGTCCGCCTTTAGGGACAATCAAAGCTTCCCGGATTTTATCAGCGCGCCCCGGGCGGCGCTTGGCTCATTTGTGATGAGCGAGAGAACTTATCCTAGCGAGGATACAGGCCCACGGGAGCTACCCTGGGATTTTTGTTCTCTCTGTTGTACAACGTCGTACTTCTAAAGTTGTTCTGCACACCGCTGGCCCAGGAGGATTCGAACCTCCAATGTCCTTTCGGACTGTCTGGTTAACGGCCAGATGCTGTACCGGGTTGAGCCACAGGCCAGCGCTGGGCAGAAAGTTTGGGCCTTTCAAAGAGCAACCGTTACCCGCCTTACGGCGACTAGGCCCGTGGGTGCTCTGCCCCGAGTGTCTTATCCGCCAGACAAAGCGGCTCGGTTAGAAAATCGAGGCGCGGCCCTGTGGTCCAGAGGCCTACGCCCGAGATTGAGGACGGCACAGTGCTGCTCCTGCCGCCCTAGAAAACTTTGTGCTCCAACGGCGTCATGTCCAGCGTCGTCTCGGTACCGCAGTCACCGCAAACGTATCGGTGGCCGGGGCGAGGGCGCATCGTGTCTCCGCACTCGGGACACTGCAGGAACCTTGGAGGGATGCCGACACCGTTCTTCGCCGAAATCCACATCTCGGTCTCGTATGTCTTCATCGTGATACCATCCTACCACAGTTTCCCTTAGAAGTCAAGAGGAATCTTAGACCCCAGGGTACTTGTGCGCGAACTTGGGGGTGGCGGGCTGCGTCGTGTGACGGCCAACCTCTTCCATGCTCGTGGGGATTCCCTTGTGGGAACCGCTGGCGCTAACTCCCATAGAGAGAGAGCGTCCGGCCTTAAGTGCCGCCGCGTCGTGGGAAGCGTCCGAGACCTTCTCGGCCTTCGGTGTCGCGCGTCCCGGATACTTGTGCGCGTGGGGCTGGTCGCCGCCGCACGGCTTCTCCGGAGAGTGCGCCATAGACGCTGGTGTGGTGTTTGCTGAAGACATGGTGTGGTTCCTTGGCTACCTGGCCTTTACCGGGTGCCACTGCTAAAATTACAGAAGCTTCTTGAGGCGGACGACAATCGCGCTAGCGATCACGTATGCCTTGACTTCCTCTTCGATCTTGACAATCTCGGCCTTGACGGCTACGAGCTTCAAGTTCGCCGGGTGATGAACCCGCCCGCCTGCGAAACCTAGAGCGGCGGAAACTACGATTGCTACGACGGAAAATGTGAACATTGTTTTATCCTTTTGATACTCAGTTATTCGGGCCGTGATGTTTCGCTTTCTCTTCGTGCTCGTTAATCGGGTACCGGTTCAAGCCGGTCTGCTTCTGGCCTTGTCGAACCGTGGAGCCAGACTGTTCCGTGGCCGTAGTCACAGCCTGGGACGGGGGCGTTGCGCGCCCGGGGTAGCTTTGTCCGCCGACTTCTTTCTGGTTCTCGCCGGAGCCGCCTGCTGCAGCTTCGGTCGGAGTTCTGTGATAGACCGAGTACGACGGGCTGTACTTCTCCAGTTTCTTTTTGCCGTAATACGTGGGCGTGTAATCTTCCGGGTCTCCGTCCGCACCGTGCTCGAACGTGTCGCTGCCGCCTGGGGCTATGCTTTTGCTCATGGTTTTCTCTTGTGCTCAATGAGCTTTCCGCCCATTAATCCTGCTGGGTCCTTACCTCTTTGGATTGCTCTCATAGAGGCGCCCTTGTATTCGTAAACTCTGTGGCCGTCGGGATTCTCAAATGTTACCCGGACGGTGTTGTTGTCAATCTTTTCTTTCGAGAGGATGTTCTTTTTGCTCATGACTGGTCCCGTATCAACGCCGTGAGGGACGGATTCTTGTCGTGTATCCCCGTCTCTAGCTCATCTTCCAAATCCATAGGAGAAGTTGGCAGGCCGTGATTAAACTCTATGTACTCCGCGAAGCACGCGAGACACGGCTTGTCTTCTCCGTGAGTATGCGGCCCTGGGTCGCCAGAATAATGCGCTATGCCGTGCTCGGGACATATGTTCATATCCCGACCTCGAACTCGACCAGCTTGTTGAGTCGTCGAGCGTACTCCGCGCCCGCCTCGCGAGCGGCTTCCATGATATCGTTTCCGAAAGAGTTGTCCACCGCGAAGGTGGAGAAGTTGCAATAGTCGTTGTAACTCTTGGCTGGCTCGGGCGGCGCCTGGTAGTCGCGGCAGAAGTCGCAATCGCCTTCCCAGAAACTTCGTAGGGCGCAATCGCACATCCTGCCCGCTGCCCCGAGGTAAGTACCACACGACGACCCGTCAGACGATATCCAGTAGTGTGTATAAGGGTCGGTTGGGGCGACCGCCACCGGGGTCAAATTCGAAAGTGGAATCTTGACGCCGAGAATCGTGACGGACTTGCGGCTCATCCCTTTACCGTGTAGAAACGGCATCCGGGGCCGAAATAGTGTTCGTTGAATCCCTTATTACTGCAAGCTGTGTCTGTGCAGAAACCTTCTTTACTGACGACTGGAGGAGCAAAAACTGTCGTTGGTTCCTGGATGCCGTAATCGAAGTCTACGCCGACGGTGTGGTTTTCCAACTTGCTCAGTCTGGTCTCCAACTCGGTCACGTACTCGTAAACGCTGGCAAGCTTGTTGTTGACCCACTTGTGGTCAGACGGGAGGGACGGCTCGGGGGCCGGGACTTCGGCGACCGGGGCGTTCTCTAGTTGGTAGACTCGTTCTGCTAATCTTTGGTCGGACTTGTTAAGGGTATCGACGTCTTTCTGGACTTTCTCGAATGCTACCTTGGTCCGGTCGGTGAGCTCCTTGATGGACTGGACGCTCGACTGGTCCCGGGAGGTCTGAGCTTCTTCCCGCTTGTCGTTCTTGAATCGGACTTCGTCGATTCTCTCGGCTGTAGAGGCGATGGCGCTGTTGAGACGTATGAAGTTGTTTTTGGCTTCAAATTCCTTGTCGCGGAGTTCGATAATGCGTGTGTCTAGGACTTCGAGCACCTGGCAGGTCTCGGTGACGCGATTGTCTAGAACTTCGAGCACCCCGCCGATATTGCGAACGGCCTGGTCGGTGCTGTTGAGCCTGGCTTCGATCTTATCGACGACGTTGGCCGTCTCTTCCGCAACGCGGGAGATTCGGTCTTGGAGCTTCGCCAGCAGTTCGGCTGTCTTCAGGTTCGTTTTCATTGGGTAGTCCTTACTTTCCGCGTTTGCGGGATTGGGTCTTACGGGCCTTTCGAATCTTGGTGTTAACTTTCACTGGTTCTAGTGCCGGGATTAAATCTTGGAAAGAGGCTGTTGCTTTCAATATAGCCTGGCGTTGCTTCATCTTCCGGAAGCGTTCGACTATCTTACGCGGTAGGCTGGATTCCGGCGCCTCAATCGGGTCCGGGTGAGGAAAAGTTCCGCCGAGAATCTGGTTGTTCGGTAAGATGCGTCCGTCGCGGAGGCCTCGTTCAAGATATTCTAAGAACAGCTCGTTCGATTCCCTAATACACTTACGATGGTCGTCGGAGCACGTCGGCGCGGGTCCCGGGTCTAAGGGGATAACTTTGCCGTTCTTCATAAGCGTTATGACTTCTGCCGACGCCTTGTAGTTGGACGTTGGGAGGTCGAATATCTCGTTGTACGCTGAAACCAACTCTTTCTCGTCGCTGCGAACTTTAAGGCCACAGTTGTAAAGGCACTTGATCTCGGTGACGCCGGTAGGGAACGTGAAGATGCTTATGTTGTAGTCTTTCCCCGGAGACAGGAGGGAGTACCTGCGCCCGCCGCCCTTCAAGTGGTTGCAGGGGAACCGGAGCCGGGTCTTGAAAAGCTGCAGCGCGCTCGCGAGGGTATACCTGCCGGGAGCGATCTTGTCCAGCTGCTCGACGAGGAACTGCTCGACCGATTGTGGTTTGACTTCCATTGGGTGCTTCCTTATCCCCTACTTTCTAGGGGGATTGTGTTTAAAACTTATCTTCCAGGTAAGGCATAGCCCGCTTGATGCATGCCTTGATTATGTCGTTTGTCGAAAAACCTGTTCTCTCGGAGAGCCTTCGTATCTGCTCTCTCGTTGTGGGTTCCACACGAACCGTGAATCCTTTGGTGCTGTGCCGGTCGCTTGTGGGTTCCACATAGTTAGACTTTGTGGGTTCCACATAGTTAGACTTTGTGGGTTCCACATAACCAGGGTCGCCAGGTAGAATAACATCGAACGGGTTTGTGGGTTCCACATAATTGTTGCTAATCACAGCCTCCTCATATAAGGGGCAGTGGGGTGATATGAGCACCCCACCGCGCGTCCGGAGATCAGGCCGGACGTTCCTAACTTCTGAATACTGAAAACACTATACCACACATCCCGGCCTATGTCAAGAGAAAAGGCGGGGTGGGTCTGGTGACCGCCCCCTGGCAGGGTGGCGGGGGTAACCTATAGATAAGGCGGTACTTATCCTGGGGGTGTGACATCCCCTGGGTACATGAGCACTTGCCACGAATACGTGGGCGGACGGTCGAGGCCGCCTAGGGGCGACTGCGGCATGCCAGTGCCCCCGGCCATGCAATTGCTGGGGGAGCAAGATCGAGGCCATACTCGAAAATATTTCGTAAGTCGTTTGATATCAACAGCGCCAAGGAAGTCGGCGCTCTATGCTCGGGCCAGCTGCCCAGACCTAGATCGTTGCCCGAACCCTTGCAAGGAGGGTTGGCGATTAATGCACTATTAAATGACAAACTGCCAGATCGAGGCTAAATGCCGTCGAATCAGTGGTTTAAGCTTTGGCCCTTGGCTTGCTGGGGGAGCAAGATCGTTGCCGAAGTGGGAAATCGTTGAAAATGCTGGAGTTGCGGCGAGAAAATCGCTCTCTAAGAATTTGCTGACAATCGCGGCTCGCTGCCCATGTGTTGTCACATCTTGTAAGTCTTTAAGATTAAGCAGGTTGCGCGTGGTGCCGAGTGTTTCTGTTGGGTTGAATCGGAGTGATTCGTCACTGGGTAAGGTCACCCGCAAGCTGTCAAAAGTATCGCGGTTGGGGTCACTGCAATGATTTGACCTTGGGCGCCGCTCTGACGTGATCGAGTTGACACTTTGTGTCTATGTTCGAAGAATGGGGAGTTTTTCGGACATTCGGAGGTCGAGCGCGTCACAGGATTGTGTCATTTGACCTGTATGACACCGTGTTTTGGAAAAATCCGCTCGTAACATATCAACGCGGAAGGACTTACCAGCGCGCGATTGGATTGTGTCATACGGAAAAGGCGTCCGGGCCTGACGCGCGAAGTTTCAAACCTATATAGGTCTTGAATATCCTTATGTGAACCATTTTTTGTGTTCAATTAGTTACTATTGACCTGACTTCCACGAGACCTATATAGGTTTCAGCGAGCTCGTGTCCCAGACCGCCACTTTCATGACACCGTGTTTGGCACTGTCCTCTACTTTCCTGCCCCAACAAGGTGTCATAAAATGGGGTATCATATTGGACACAATTCTGCGAGTTTGGCGTTGACAAACCTATATAGGTTTGCTATGCTTCCCGACATGAGAACTGGCAACACCATAATAGACAAAGAGTCGTTACGCATGTTTTGGTCTCCCTGCACTTATGTGGTCAGCAAGGCAGGCAAGCCGACATACGTTGGTTCTTCGTCTATAGGGTATTCCCGAGTGCTTAGAGGCAAACTCAAGAAGGAAGGACTTCGATCTAAGGCCTTTACAGAATGCGACCAGGTTTCGGTCGACTTCTTCGAGACCGTGGAAGAGGCAAGGAACGAAGAGGACAGACTTATTCATGAGCATCATCCTGTATACAACAGACGATGTGCGCTGTGTGGTAGCGACACAAATGGTTCTAAGACAAGATTGCAGCGCAAGGACGAAGAGAGAAAAATGCACATCGCGACTGCTCAAGAGTTGATTCTAGAATTCGGTATCATCCCGCCATACAGGATTCTGAAAGAGCGAGGACTCGACCACTTCTATCGTTACATGCTCCTGAGGCCGGACATATTCCAATGAAGCCATTCCTCCTCCACATGCCGCCTGAACTGCTCGACCGACTCAAGCGCACAGCCGACCGCAACCAGGTCTCGGTCGCGCACCTGGTCAGACTCATCGTGTCCGAGTGGTTCGAGTCCAAAGATGCCAAGCAATCCGAGGGCCAAAGAATTAGCCAGTAGTACTATTGCGTGAAATCCGGATGCGTGAGACGATGCAACCAGTGAGGAACAACGTGAGCAAAATTCTCAGCTTCTCCAATCACCCAACATCAAGCGGATTCGGTACCGTGTATGTTGCGCATCTGTCTTGTGGGCACGAGGAGTACTCTGGAAACTACAACCTGTTCCCCGACACCACTATTATAGGACTAGAGATCGACTGTGCGCGCTGCGCAACGATTGCAACACAGGTTGCGATGATAGAGGCATTGGACCCGAAGGACGTTCACCACATTAGATTCCGGACACGTTTCGGCGGCACCTACACGTTCTACAAGCTTGACCACACATCGCCGTCCAACTTTTTCTCAATCGGCGGCTGCTACGCAACACCCGAGACAGACGCGGCAATCGCGAGAATGAAACTGGTTGCACCTATTTCCCCGACGGAGGCAGCATGACCGACACTTTCACCTTCCCCAACACACCAGCCGGACAAGACCAACGCAACGCGTTCGTTGTCTCAGCTGCAGCGTCAGGCCGCACCTGCCGGGAGTTCGAAGAGACCTGGGCCGACGGCAAACAGGTCACCACCGTACTACGATTGGAAGTGAGCAATAGACCAGACGAGGGCCAGATTGCCAGAGCAATGAAAGAGAGGAAGTCATGAGCGCACGAGGCTTTCAAAAAGTTCGCTACTCTGCAGCGGAGGTCGCAACGTTCGCGCAGTCGTGGCCTTGCAATGGCCTCGATGAGTTTGTGCCCATCACGTTTGAATTCGAAGTCAACGACAACGGCACCCTCGGCGACCTGGTCGACATTCAGCCTATGTGCATCAGCGACAACGAGGAGGGCGACCGGATGTTAGGCGCGATGGCCGATGATGCTAAGATAGGTTGCTGCGGGACCTGGGTCGATTAGTACCGATCAAAAGTACTACACGAGTACCATTGACACAAATCGGGATCGGTGAGAGAATACGAACATGGAAAACAACAACGCAGTTAGTTCAGTCGTTCGCGTCTCATTATTCGCGCAGCTGTTAGCGAAGGACATCCGCACCCTCGCGCACCCCGCTGCTATCCACGAGATGAACCGCCAGCTGGACATAGCCGTCCAGGACCTTAAGGTCAATGTGATGACCCACACCTTCGACGCGATGGTATTTTTCGGCGTAGTCAAGCCTTACGACGGAGGCAACTGACCATGACACTCTGCACCAACTGCAAAGCAAAAATTCCAAGCCTGAGGGCACGTAAACAGGCCGTTAACGCCGACCTGCACAAGCTCGGCCTCACCTACCACGACGGCGTTCCTCTCTACCAGATTAACTCTATCCTCGGCCTGCACGACTTTGACGTTGTCTCTTCCTTAGGCACGTGGGCGGATGAAGGAATTCACGAAGAAATCGGAGAAGGCCTCTGGCTGACCGCATCCTTTTACCGTATGGAGTCTGGCCGGTGGGAAGTGGTGGCTTATGTCAACGGATAAGCGCATCGTGGTTCTCTTCGCAATCAAAATCGTTCTGTTCTATTTGTGGAAAGGAATACGAGGATGAGCAAAAAGCTGATCGACACCGCACGAGCAACAACGGCTAAGGAACTTATCGAGGCACTGGAAGACTTACTCGGATGTCCTTCGATGTATGATGACACCACGTACGTTACCATTAACTCCGACAGCGTCAAGCTGAAACTGGTCGAGGAAACCTTGACCGACGGCAGCAAGGTGTACAATATCGAACTGTCGGCGGTGACCGGATGAACCCAGCATTCATCGTAGAATTATCCCAGGCAGAGATTAACTTGATTCGCGCGGCATTCTCCCGTATGCCTGAGAATGACCAGCTGAAAGGCGAAACACGAATGTCATTCCAAGACAAGCGCACCAGGAGAGCAATAAGAAAGTTAACCGACAGAATACCGCCAACGCGCGTGTTATCAGACTCCGAGATCGTAATTTTAAATGCCGGGCTGGGACTATGAAGCCTATAACTAAGGTCACACACGAGACCGTCCAACGCGTCAAAGGCGCCCTGACCCTCTGCTGCGCACGCTGCACCCGTCCTATCGACGGCCAAGAGGTCTTCCAAGTCTCACGGTACAGTTACGGCGGCTGCTGCATTATGCAGGTCGAGGAGGAACGCAAGTAGTACTAGTGAAAATTGAACCTAAAGTACTATTGCAAGCTTTCCAGGGTTGTGAGAGAATGCATCCAGTGAGGAACACCATGAACATCATTGCAATCTGCAAGGACTGCGGTAACGGAACGCTGAACGGCGAAACGAATCCCCAGTTCATTATGGACGACGAAGTCGTTCGCTGCATGAACTGCTCCTCCAGCCACGTTGATGTGGTCTCAATCACCGAAGAAGAAGACTGCGACTGCACTGACACTAACGAAAACGGAACGATTCACGGTTGCAAGTGGTCCCAGGATACGGAAAGGGTGGCCGAGTAATGTCCGAGACATTCCACATCCTATACCCCGACAACCGCGTCGTATCAGCCGAGAAGATTCTAGGCTGGTTCTCAGACGCATGCGAGAACGGTGAGATAGACGGCGTCGAGAACCCCCAGGGCGCCAACGCACACTTTGCCGCCAAGCTTCTCGACCACGCGGGACTGATTACTCTGGCCCGAGGCCGCTAGCACGCCGGGTGCCAAAGAATTGTCTACTAGTACTATTGCACCAATTTCGGTTCCATGAGACCATGTATCCAGTGGAGGAACACCAAGTGTTCAAGACATCAGCTGGCGCGACGAAGGACAGAATCCCCGGAGAGACGAACGACTGCGGCGTCATCGCGCTGGCTAACGCGACAGGCCTTCCGTACGCCGACATCCATTCCAGACTCAAGGCCAAAGGCCGCAGGACGCGCCGTGGCACCAAACTTCCTATGATCGACGCGGTGCTGGCCGATTTGAAGGCTGAGGGTATCGTCTCAGAGTACAAATCAATCTTTACAAACTCGCATATGCGCCCCACTGTCTCGCACTTCCTATACCGTCTTCCTCGCGCTGGCCGTTTCTTTCTATGCTGCACCACCCACGCCTTCGCCTACACTGATGGAATTTTGTACGACAACATCGAAGGCTCGAAGACACGCGCCAGGATGCGGGTGGCTCTACAGGTCACTATGACATCTAAAGAGGTCCCAGCGGCCTCCCTGATGCCTGCAGTCAACCCCTACATCGCGGTTCAACCGGTGGTCACCGACCGCCCCCGGTTCTCAGCGGAAGAGTACCAGCGCCGCGCCATTGCCGCGAAGCTGGCCCAGCTTTAGTACTAGCAAAGATCGGTACTTCCGTACTATTGCAATAAACTCGGACTCGCGGTACACTTCTGACAGTGGAGGAAGTGATGAGCTACCTGATAGCACTTTCGATAGCAGTCCTGAAAGGCCGCATCACCGCAATCGCCGATTGGCTGGACGGCAACATCGGATTTATAATGCTGGCGGTCGTGGTCGCAAGTATCGTGTGGTACTTCATCGTCACAGGGAGGCCGTAATGAGGATCAAAGCGCCATTTGAAATAGTGAAATTACAAGGAACGTCCGCATGGCGCGGATTACAGGCACTAGCAGCCAGCCGTAAAATCATCATCGGGCACGTTCAAGTTACTCCCGACAAGCGTTGTGTAGCAGTCATCAGTAGGGTAAAATCGTGAGCAAGGGCGAGCGTTACGCAATTCGCGCAAAGATTTCGATGCTCTACCGGGAAGCGAATCTCTTCGAAGACCGACAGAGCGAGGCAGGCCGGATGAAGGCCAGGGACCTGCGGCTGGAAGCGGATTCGATGAACGAAGAATTGAAAGCAACCAGGAGAGCAGCATGAAGATACGCGCGCCGTTCCAAGTAATCGAGGTCGACAACACCGACCCCGCCCAGGCCACCAGCACATCGTGGTACCTGCACGGCCTCGGCCAGCGCCGACTCAGTCTCATAGGCCAGTCCCGCATAGCAACGCTGTGGGGATATTGGCGACAAAGTTATCTCGGATGCATGTTGTTATCTTTACCATCACAGACTTACACCTGGAGGAGACCGTGAGCGACTTATACACAGAAGGATTCTGCACCCGCTGCGGACAAAAGCGCCGGGAGTGCTGGCTAGGCTTCGGAGCAACGGGCGTTCGATGCGTCGAGAGACGGGCACACGCTCGCGGCACCGGGACGTTCAAAAAAGTTCTAGACGTGACGTACACACAGATTAGGAAGACGGAGGCAGAAAATGAGCAGAATAAGAAGGGCGATTGAAATTCTGGAGGCGATCAACGAGCACTTTAAGTGCGACCAAGAACTCTCGCCTTACGCGCAGATTTTAGATGACGAGGTCGGCATCAGTATCAAGGAAGCTATATCAGACTGTCTGGGCGAGGAAGAGAAACCCGTCGAGCTTGTGGTACCGCACAGCCAGCGCCGCCACTTTGGGTATAATCGGTTTACTGGCAAGTGGGTAGGCTTTATTGGCAAGAGAAAAATCGAGGCACGCTTCGATACACACGAGGAGGCTCAAAAGTGGGCAAGCGAAAATTTACCGTACAAGGTAACAGAAACGGAACTCTAAGCGGAGTCTTCGACCAAGCCACCAACGCGCGCCGCGTGGCACGCAACCAGGCACAGAAGCCAGGAGCGACACGCAAGATCGAGGACAAGCGCAGCAAGCCAGAGAAGCACCGCAAGGCGATATTTGCTATATGGGAGTCGAACCAGTACTAAAGTACCATTGACGTATTTCGGGAAGTATGAGACAATTCTTTCATTGGAGGATACACCGATGATGGGAGCAAGCTACAAATCAAAGAAGGACCTTAAGGCCGCAGTCGGACAGTCGCTGCGATACGAGGAAACATCTTTCTTCGGTCCCGAGTATAAGGCAGACGGCACGTTCTGCGTGGTCGGACCCAGCCCCACCCAGCGCAAGTGGTTCGCCAGCGTTACGATGTCCAACGGCCTGATTGCGAAGGTGTCGTAATGAAACTCCTGACCGCAGCGATTATTAAACAGCTGGAGAAGACCCCGCTGTACTCGACCGAAAAATTGGACGTGGCCCCCGTGATCGTTAAGTTCTTCAACCCCTGCGGCTCAGGCAGCTGGTACGTCTTGGAAGCCGAGAAGACGGAAGAAGGCGACTGGAATTTCTTCGGCCTCGCGGACCTGCAAGAAAAAGAACTGGGATACTTTGCCCTTTCAGAACTGCAGTCTGTTCGCCTGCAATTCGGTCTCAAGATCGAGCGCGATATGTACTTTGACGGCATGGTAGTAGATAAGACATCGAACACGGTACGTAAAGCCTAGAAGCGAATCAAGGGGGCAAGCGAGGGCTTGCCTCTCTAGTTCGACTCTAAGTCGAAGGAGGAAGTTTAATATGGCATACGAAATCGGAGACAAGGTTTTTATCCCTGCTTCTGCGAATATCTACTGGACAGGCACTGGGACCGTTGACCAAGTTTTTGAAGCTGACGAGAACTTCGGAGAAGCCGTAAGCGTGAAAATGCTAACAGGCGCTGCGAAAGGCCGTCAAGGCGCTTTTACCCTCGACGAGGTTCAACGCTCCACCGTCACCGACAGCGTGATGGAAATTTTGAAGGTTACCCGTCCCAAGAACGATGACACGAGTTTGAAAGTGTACGGCGAAGTGAAAGGCGAGTCTGGCAAGGTCTACAAGTTCGCGTACTTCCGCCGTCCAAACTTTCGCGGCTGGATTTGCTCCTGCGAAAGCTTCCTGCTGAGCAAGTTCGCGAAGAAGCTTAACTGCAAGCACCTGCACTTCGTCCGTCAACAGGTCGGTCGGTACGGCGCCTCGGTCGCCCGGTAGTACCAAAACAGTACCGAAGTACTATTGCATGAAAACCAGATCGGTGGTAAGCTGGTTTCAGTGGGAGAGCAGCCCCGGACCTGAGAGACCCGGGGCACCAGTCAGTGCTTCTCGCAGTAACGTTATGACGTAGGCGGCAAGGCACCGCCCTCGCAAAGACTAGGCCCGCTTCTAAACGGGACGCCCCTAGACCTCTAACGTTACTGCAAGGCGCATAGATTCTCTCGGAAGAGAGTAAACGGACGATGTCCGACCTGATATGCGCCGCGAATCACAAAGATTGACTCAGGAGGCTACTGGTTACCACCAGTTGGGGCCAGTGAGTCTTTAAAAGACGCCTCCAACAATTTTCGCCGATTGCACGTTCTCGGCACTTTTTCAATAATTGCACAGGAGGATACATGGGCGGTTGGATTATTTTCTGGATACTTTTCTTAATCACCGCAATCACCGTGATTGACATGGGACGCAGCGAAGGGCGCAGCCGATGAGTGAACAACAGTTCGTCGGACCATACGACCGAGACAAGTGCGGATTTTGCGGGAAGAGTGAGAAGACTCACCCGACCCAGGACTCCCGCAACGTCGCTGGATTCGGGCGCATAGAACGGGGACAAGTTTTCGACGCGTGCGAAAAGTGCGCCAAGGAAGTAGTTTTTAAGAAAGAGGAAGACAATGTCGCAGCCGTTTAAAAAGTATCAGGTCGTTCGAGTCACCAGGGAACGCGGTACCGAAGTCGAGGGCTTTATTCTAGGCCTGCTCGGCAACGGAGAAGTGCTGGTCGAGATCGACGGGCAAGCCCAGGTTGTCGCCCAGGAGGACATCCAGTCATGAGTAAGACATGGAAGCAGCCGTACAGCCGGGAAGCGTCAGGGACGCCCCAGAAGGCCATCGACCGCATTATCAAGGCCGAAGCCCAGCGAGAGATTAGAGAGGCCGTACAAGCCCCCCAGGAGGCCACAAGTGGACGGTAGACAACGGCAGGACCTGGACCGATACATTACCGGGAACTATGGCGAAAACAAGTTCCAAGGCGAAGGCGACATCTTCGAGCCGCTGACAGTGCACGAGGAATATTGGGCGCACCAGAATCGCGAGTTTGCTTTTGCGAAGATGTATGACCCGACCGATGACGGCCCCGAGGTCGAAGTTATCACCGTCATTCTGGCACATGACTGGTATTACGAGATCGAGAAGGAACGACTGCCAAATTCTTACCCGGAGGCGGCACTGTGAAGATGACACTTATTGTCGGCCCCGCTCTGACCTTGGTCTGCACCGGATGCGGACACACAGGCCCGGGCGGCACAGAAGAATATACCGTAGCGTCGACAGGCGATTCCCGCGCGCCTGAATGCTGGTACCATGAACTGGTACCGTCTATGAATATTGAGGCGATGATGCTGCAAATCGACACACCGCCATATTGCGCGGAGTGCTCTGCCAAACTTGTAGAGCAAGACCCGACCCGTTCCGTCAACCAGTTTTATTCCGACACCACAGGCGCCGAAATTAAGCCGGAAAACCTTCCGGACTTATAGAAAAGGTCGGTAAGACTTTTCGGACCTTGGAAACCAAAACTGGGGGAGGGAGTATTGGACCTGTTGTGACCCCATCCCCGTAACTTATGTGGAAGACAAAACAAAGTTACGCGCAAGAGCTAAGCGTCTTATGGACGGGTACAAGCTGACGCCCGAGATGTACGATTTCATCTGGCAGTTTCAATGCGGCGTTTGTTACGTCTGCGACCAGCCGGAACCAGTAAAGGGCCGAAGGTTGTCTGTGGACCACGACCACGCCGACGGAAAGATTCGCGGCCTACTTTGCAGCCGGTGTAATCCGTTGCTCGGCAAGATCGAGAACGCGTACAAGAGGTACGGACTCGGCAAGGTCGTGACGCTGAGCGTGGCAACGTTCGTGTGCAGAGTCGGACAGTATTTGAAACTAACGCCTGCGTGGCAGGCACTAGGCAGAGACCACTTCGGATATCCCGGGAGGACCGGGACGAAGGCGCACCGCAAAAGATTGAAGAAGGAAGCGAGGGAAAAGAATGACAGTTCCAACGGAAATTAAATCAGTCGAAGCCGAAGCGGTACTCTTCCTGACAGCCCACCACGTTGTGCTCTACGTGGCGCTGGCGTGCGCTCTAGGCTTTGGAATTTACGAGGTCGAGGGAAAGCTAGCATCTATCCAGGAAGCACGCGCTACAGCCGCTGAGCAGGCGCTAGCGGTAGAGAAAGATCACTCGTCACAACTCGCGGCAGCGTACGCGGCCAACGAAGCGGAACGCCAAAAAGAGAACGCGACCTTCCTCGCGTCTATCGCGCAGATTCAATCCCAGACCAAGGTCCAGATTATCCACGACCAAGCGCTACCGGCGCCGGAACTGGGGCACCGCATCGAGACGCTAACCGGATTCAAACAAAACACAATCACCCTCGACCCGTCCCAGAATCTTATTGTTCCGCTCCCGCTCGGTCAAGAGATCGTAGCAAAGCTGGACCAGGGACTGGCAGACTCTCAGACCGTTGTACAGCAAGCTGGCGTTATCAAGAACCAACTCGGCACGATTACAGATCAAGCCGGAATCATCAAACAGGACGCGGTCGTGCTAGCCGGACAGATCAAGACTGACGGCGAAGTGCTGAAGGCCGCGAAGGACGAATGCCGCAAGGGTAAGCTGAAGTGGTTTGGAGCCGGAGTAGTGGTAGGGTTTATCGGTCGCACGCTTTTGAAGCCTTAAAAACGGAGAACTCATGAGCGCAGTTAAGAAAAGAGATCGCACGCCCCAAGATGTAGTCGCAGCATCCTTCGAGAGAAACGGCGGCAACGTCCGCGCCACATCGAAAGAGTTAGGCATCAGCCGCCACACCGTGCGCCGCATCATAACACCGCTCGGCCTGATGAAGAAGCCTCTCGCGTCCGGCACCATCGACGGCACCAAGGCAGAGAAGCAGAAGCTGCCGGTGAAGGGCGAGGTTCGTCGATACGTCCTGACGTCAGCACAGAACAACACGTACGTTCACGAGTCAGCGTGGAGGAACTTGAACGCTCTCGCGAAGCATTACAACGCGGAGATCATCGTCGGCACTTACACGTACAACCAGAACCGATTCGGCAAGCTGAGCGTTAAGCGCGGCACCGACAAGATGGAAGAGAAAGAACTCTGGTACGACCCAAAAATTACCGATCACATCCAAGACCGCCGCATTCAACTCGCCCCCGGCCTGGTGTGGTGCGGAGAGATGAACATCCTCCCGACCGCAGTGCAGCCGCTGGCGTCCCTGGAATCTTACACAGGTCGCAACAGCGCAATCTTCCCCCACGCCAAGCTAGCGATGCGCTCCATCGCTACGATGCAGGGCGAAGGCGTCAAGATGAACTACACCACGGGCACCATCACCCAACGCAACTACATCCAGAAGCGAGAAGGCATGATCGCGGAGTTTCACCACATCTACGGCGGCCTTCTCGTCGAGGTTAACTCCGACGGCAACTGGTGGGTCCGGCAACTAAACGAAGACGAGAGTGGCACTATACAAGACCTCGACGTCGTCTCGAAGAACGGCAAGGTCACCACAGGCAATCGTATTGAATCAATCACCCTGGGCGACATTCACGCAACTCAAATAGACCCAGACGTTATGTCTATTTCTCGAAATATCATCGCAACACTGAAACCTAAGCACATCTTCCTCCACGACGTAATGGAGGGTGCGTCCGTAAACCACCACGAATCCGACAATCCTCACGCGCGCTTTATGACCTGGATGCGTGGTCTTACCCGACTCGACGCAGAACTGGAAAAGACTGTAGGAGTTCTTAACTGGTTTAACTACGACTTCGCCAAGACCGTGATCGTTTACTCGAATCACGACGACCCGTGGCTGAAGTCCTGGCTGCAAAAATACGACTACAGAAAAGACCCGGCCAACTCCGAATTGTTCTTGAAAGCGCAGGCGTACATGTACTCGGAATTGCGAAAGGGCAAGATGGTCCGAGATGTGAACATGCTCGAATGGTTCTTAAAGAACGCAGGATATAATGCTCGGACAAAGTTTCTACTCTCCGACGAGTCTTACCTGACGTGCGGGAAGAAGATCGAGAACGGGCAACACGGCCATCTAGGTCCTGCGGGACGGTGGGGCAGCCCATTGAACTTGGCAACGATGGCACGCAAGGCCAACACGGCGCACACCCACAGCTGCGGAATTTACGGCGGTCTCTACGTGGCTGGAACGAGCACCAATCTTCGGTGGAATTACAACCAAGGCCCTAGCAACTGGTCTCACACGCACATCTTCACATACCCGAACGGCAAGAGAGCGTTAGCCACAATTTACGCAGAAAAATGGAGAGCGTAAAAATAACTCTTGACAAATAGGCTCGATTGTGATATTGTCTTAAATGCGGAGGTAGTTCAAGGGTAGAGCACGCAGGCTTAAACCCCCTGCGGACGGCGGTTCAACTCCGACCCCTTCGCTCCATTTTTAGAAAGAGGCTCATGTGTTAACAGCATATTACGGCTTGCAAAAGGTCGATATACTTCAATTCACATCATCTCTAGCGCAAATTTATAGTGAAAAAGGCCCATTTTGGATTAAAAGAAATCAACTGTCTATCCGGCCGTCAAAAATTAGGGTAATCGCTGGCTCGATTGTGACCACGCCAATATTCGCTAGTAAATATGCTCCCTACGAGGGTAACGAGAGTACATTTGATGCCCCTGTTGACTTTTCAAAAGACGGTATGGACGAACTGCTTTCTCAAGCATCTTCTAACTGGATTTTGACTGTCAGCGCTTCTCCAGATAGCGTAGAAACCACACAGAGAGAATTGTCCGACGCAGGTCTGGAAAATGCGCCTGATTACGTGAAAACTGTAGCCGAAAGCACCCACGGCGCGAAGTATGACCTCCTTATCCCCGACCCTAACATCCCCGACATAGATTTGAAAACAGGCATATACTTCAATCCAATCCGTCTTTTTTCTGGCTATTACCAGATCGGTAGGAAAGAATTTGCACTGAAAGTCCTACCTCACGTTCGCGTCTTAGAATCAGGGGAGGGGATTTGACATCCAATCCTAATTTTGTTCAAATAGAGAAGAGAGAAGCAGTCGAGTTAGTGATAGAGAAACACTATCTTCACAGAAAATGCCCAATCTCGTATGCGTGGGGTATAAAGATTGGCGAAGAAACAAAGGGTGTTTTAACGATAGGAAAGCCCGCGTCATGGTCTACCTCGTGCGGACTGGTTGGAGAAAATAAACTCCAGATGAAGAATCCAGCGGCTAGGACACACGATGTTTATGAATTAAACAGGCTATGGCTCGATGACAGCCTGCCAAGAAACAGCGAGAGCAGATTCATAGCCTGGTGTTTGAAGGAACTCCGAAAGAAGAATCCCTCTGCAATTCTGGTCAGTTATGCAGACGGTAAGCAGGGACATGTCGGATATGTTTATCAAGCTACAAATTGGATTTATACAGGGTCATCTACGCCGTTCATAGATATCGCCGTCGAGGGTTTTGTCGACTACAGAAGCGTTCCTCAGTATCTACGAGGCGGATTTATTTACAAGTGTGGGGAGCACGGCGGATTTGTTTCACCTTATGTAGAAGACGGGAATATCCCGCTGCTTAGAAACTGTCCCAAGTGCGGGGAGCCTTCTAAGAAAACAAACAAACGCGAGTGGGCTTCGAAGGACGTTTTAACAGATAGCTCTGGAAAAGAGCATAGGGTATTTCGAGTTTCTCGCAGCATAAAACACAGGTACGTTTGGTTTGCAGATAGCCAGGACAAATCTATCCTACATTGGGGCATTCGGTCTTACCCCAAGAAGGCAGCATGAGCGAATTCGCACTAGCAAAACTTGATAGAGCGCGTCTAGCCTTATCAGAATCTAGAACTTTGTCTGAGGTCCTCAAGATCAAGGACGTAGCAGAAGCGGCAAAAGTTTATGCTAAGGCTGCTCATCTAGGTCGAGAGTCTCAGAATTACGCAGCCGAGATAGCTCTCTTAGCCGCTCGGCGGGCAGGAGAACTACTTGGTCAGCTAGAAAAGTCAAAGGGCGGAGAGCCTACCAAGAAAAAATCTACTCCCGCAACGGCTGCGCCTGTAGAAAGTGCTTATTCTAAAGCCCTTAAAGAGACCGATACGTCTGAAAGGACAGCCCAGTATTGGCAAAAGCTGTCACGGGTACCAGAGGATACAGCAGCAAAATACGTCGAAGACGTCACCAAAGCGGGAGGCGAAATTAGTTCATCTGGTCTTCTAAAATCTCAGCCACATACAGAGAAACGGAAGAACAGGAGCGAGCCTGTTGATGATTTTGAGCAGCTAAGAATGTTGGCAGTAGAAATGGTAGATGTGGGATACAAGCAGTTGAAAGAGAACGGCGAGAACGCAAGTCATCTTCATGCAGCTAAAACATGGGCAAAGGGCAGGTTACAGAAATGAGCGAAGAACGCAGACCGAAACGAGACATGAAACCCAAGAACGTGATTTACTTCAACGGCAAGCTGGGCTGTCAACGGTGCGCTGGCTTCTGGATGGTAGTCGACCTGAACCCGGAGCGCAAGGTCGTACCGTGCTCGATTTGCTCGGAGCCGAACGATATCAGAGAAGCAATCAAGAGAGGCGCGTAGAAAAATGCTATCAATGGTTCACCGTTGGATGTTTGGACCCAAGGCCCAGCCCGCGCATATCGACCTGCCTGGGTACGGCGTCATCGAGTGCAAGGACTGTCACCAGTTTCTTCGCACCGGATTCGCGCTCTCTCTGATCGGGCACCTGGCGAAGCAGCACCAGATGAAAGAAAATAAGGCTATCGAAGTCGGTACGCATATGCTAGACTTGTTCTACTCAGCTAGACTTAAGCGTCGGCGTGAACTGGAATCGGGAGACTAAATGAAATTGAAGCTAATGATTTTAGGCCACGCTCGCCACGGCAAAGATACGGTCGCAGAAATATTACGTGACAGTCTGAAGCTTAAGTTTGCGTCTTCATCCTTCGCCGCCGCCGAGAGGGTTATGGTACCGTTCCTCGCATCCAAGGGAATCACGTACGCCAGCCTGGACGAGTGCTACGCCGACCGGGTCAACCACCGCCAAGACTGGTACGCGCAGATCAAGGCCTTCAACACGCCGGACTGCGCGCGACTCGCTAGGGAAATTTACGCTGACAATGACATCTACGTCGGCATGAGAAGCGAGGCCGAACTAAACGCGGTACGCAAAGAGGGACTGTACGATTACAGCATCTGGGTCGACCGCAGCAAGCACGCGGCCCCGGAGCCGCCGACATCGTGCTCTGTGACGAAAGAGATGGCGAACTACGTGATCGACAACAACGGCACGCTGGAGCAGCTGAAGATTAACACCCTGTCTCTGTACTGGGACCTAGTAAGTTTGGAGTACGCGGGAAGATTGGAGACGAAGTGAGCCAAGCAACGATTGTTACATCGACTGGGTTGTCCTTCGATATCTTGGAGCCGACACCGGACATGGTGTGCATCGAGGATATCGCGCACTCGTTGAGCCAGTGCAACCGTTTCACCGGACACTGCCGCTTTCCTTACCCGGTATCGCAGCACAGCCGACTCGGAAGCTATCTTGTGCCGAGGTGGTACGCGATGCGGTTTCTTTTGCACGACGCCAGCGAAACGTACATAGGCGATGTAAACAGGCCTTTGAAACATTTCACGCCCGCAGGCGCCGAATACCGCAAGATCGAGGGGCCTCTTCAAGGGATGATTTACAACAGGTTTGGGTTGGACGAGAAGGACCCAGAGATAATCCACGAGATCGACAATCAGATGCTCTACGCCGAGAAGGCGCAGATCATGCCGACGACCGAGTGGAAGAATTCGTGGAGCAAGGACAAGGTAGCAGCCGATGTAAAGATCGTGGAGACATCGTTCCGGGTGAACAAGGCGTTATTCCTGGACCGGTTCTACGACATCCTTCACTACGGCGGGCCACAACTTTAAAAATAGTTTAGGAGAATAACATGGGAATCACCGACACACAAATCAGAGCAATCTCTTGCGACGGCCCCGGCTGCGCAAAACAGATCATCTACGACCGCAAGACCGAGAAGGAAACGTTCGAGCTAGCGGAGAACGTCTGGCTGCGCGCGACACGCGTAACACAAACCGCTGACGGACGCAACCTTGTTTACTGCTCAGACGTCTGCGAAGTTAAGGCCATCGGCACAGGAGTCCACAACATTCTGGAACAGCCGAAGATCGCTGTGGGCAACCCGGCAGCAATCGCAGCAGCCGCACAAGCCGCCGCGAACGCACGCCAGACCAACGAGGCTATCAAAACCGGACAGCCCGCCAAAGTTCAGCTGAGCTAAATGGACCACGTAATCAGATTCAACGGATACGTATCCTGGGAAGGGCAGTCGAACGGACTGCCTTCCGTAATCTATGCCTATCTGCTTATGAAAGGCTACGACCGAACTTTGTACAACGATGCCATCGAGGCCCAGACGGGCGCGTTCTTAAGAATGCAGGCGATGATATGTCAGAAAGACCAGGGCGCAATTATCGACATGAACAAGATGCCAGCCGACCGGATGGTAGTGCCGATGAAGTGGATTACCAGAATGGATGTCGACGTCCTTCCTATGACCGGAGAGATGACGATGCCGGACAACGACGGAGTGGAGCGTTTGGAAAACGGAACGGAGCCTGTGAAGCACTAATATTGTGACCCCATCTAGGGAACTGGTGAACGTTAAAGGAAACAAATTATGATACTGGTCGGATTTGACATCGAAAGCACCGGACTCGACAAGGTGGAAGATCGCCCAATAGAAGTTGGCGCCGCCGTGTGGACTACGAAATATAACCGTAGCCTCGATACCCGTGCCTTACTTATCAAGTCCGACGGTGTCCCCGTGACTGAAGAAATTACGCAGATCACAGGTATCACTCCCGGGATGCTCGACAGCTTTGGATACGAGCCAGCGGACGCGTTCGACGAGATGCTATACTTCATGGACAAGGGCGAGGCTCTAGTAGCCTTCAACGGCAGACGGTTCGACGTTCCGATGTGCCAGGCTTGGGCCAAGAGGGTTAAGAAAGAATTTCCGAACAAACTTCTGATCGACCCGTTCACCGACCTGCCGATGCGAGGACAAGAGTTAATCACGATGTGTGCCAAGATGGGAATTTACTACGACCCGCACGAGGCAGGCGCGGACGTTGGCGCGATGCTTCGGCTGGTGGCGAAGTTTGACTTCCAAACAGTTTTTGAAAGGGCGCAAAGTCCTATCGTCGTGGTTCAATCTATGCAGCGACGGAACGAGAACAACAAGGCTAAGAAGCATAAGTTTCGCTGGAATCCCGAGCAGAGTATCTGGTGGAAGGCCGTGAAGGAGTGCGACATTGACGCGCTAGCAAAGGCAGTCAACAACGAGTTTGCGTTACAAGTTCTAGACCTCCTACCGGAGGATTTGGAAGATAGCAAGGACTAAAATCAAAGGAGAAACATGGATATTAGCCAAGGCAAAGTATTTTTCTCACCGGAAGCAGGAACGTATCTCGGCACGATTGTTGACGTGGTGGACAAACCCCAGGTCGCGACCGCGTACGGACTCAAGAACAAAGTTCTAATCAAGTGGGTCATCAGCCAGATGAACGGCGCGCCGTATCTGAACCCCGAAGGCCTGCCGCATGAAGTCATCGTCTACGTTACCGCAGCGATGAACGAGAAGTCAACACAGCCGCTGTTCCGCAGCCTTTACAAGGTGATCGTCGGCGTGTTGAACGGACAGCAGCCTCCTCTGCTCACCTCGACCACCCAGCTGGAGCAAATTTTGATGGGTCGCTCCAATATCCTGATGGTCACGAAAGAAGCGAACCCGAACAAGGCTAACGAGTTCTACGTCAACGTCGTCGGCATCCTCCCGATGCAGGCGGGTTTCGTAGCACCTCAGGCGCCCCAGGGCTTCGTCCGCAGCAAGGATAAGCCGAAGACCCAAGCCGGACCCCAAGGCCGTCCTGTGCAGACGTACGCAGTTCCTCCTGCACAGCCACATATCCAACAGCAATTCCAGCAACAGCCTGTACAACAACCGCAGTACTCGCAGGCACCGGCACCGAATAACGTGTCGTTTGCGACCGCACCGCCTCCACCAGAAGCGTTCTAGAGTTTCCCTCGAACGGAGAAAGTCCTCCGGTAAAAAGAAGACTTGACGCCCACGCCAGAGCGCGTGGTATAATATTCGAATCGAGGGCACATGGGATTTAGAGATATATCCGAACCGCTTGCAAAGATGGGTGTACCCGTTACACCCGTGCGCCCCGGAACAAAGCGCGCCTTCCTACCAGACTTTCCCACCACCGCAACAACAGACCTAGATCAAATTGGCGTTTGGTCAGTGCAACACCCGGATTGCAACGTCGCTTGTGTCGCCCGCGCAGAAGAGGGCGGCGTCTGGTTCTTCGAGACAGATTCCACCAGCGTCCTTCCCCGCTTACAAAAAGAAACAGGGCAGACTATGCCTGCAACTTTTATGGTGCGCTCTCGACCAGGACGCGGACACTTTTATTTTCGCCACACGCCCGCGTCTATCGCGATGGGAAATATTAGCCAGACGTATGTCGTAGGCCAGGACTGGTCCGTTAGAACCAACCGAGAATATGTTGTCGGTCCCGGCAGCATTCATCCAGACACCGGAAAGCCGTACGAGGCATTGAACTGGAACGTGCCTATTGCAGAAGCGCCGGACTGGCTGGTCCAGTGGCTGATATCACAGAAGATTCAGAAACAGAGCGCCTCCGCTGCGGTCGTAGACGCTCCGCGAAACGAGCGCGGAAAAGTTGCCCACGGCGGAATTCACGGCTTCATGTTATCTCAAGCCGGACGTCTGCGCAACGCAGGCCTCACGCAAGAAGAGATCAAGATCGCGTTGCTTCGAATCGTCCACGAGCAGTGCGAAGAGCCTATCGACGACTCGAAAGTTATCCAGATGTCCCGCTCAATATGCAACTTCCCGGAAGGCAAAGACACAAGCCTTGTACTAGATCAAGTCCCTACCGCGCAACCGCTCGCGGAACAAGCGGAACCGCTTAACTTCGACCCGATTGAATATCCAGTATTCCCCCGTCACGTTCTTTTTGGGACCAGCATATATGAGGGTTTCGTTAAACCATACTGCGCGGTAAATTCACGCATAGATTACTTTTTATGGATGCCTACAGCCGTGATGATGATGAACTACCTCGGCACCAAGGTCTCGGTTCCTTACGCGTCTTGGAAGCCCAGCTTCTACATGGTTCTGATCGGCAAGAAGGGCCGCGCGAATAAATCGTCCTCGATTAAAGACGGGATGAAGTTCCTCGAATACGCCAGCGTGCTCTCGATGTACTCCAAGAATATTAAGAACGCCGACGGCAAGTCTCTCGTGTGGGAAGCAGGCTCTCCGGAGGGACTCGGCACCGACATGATGCGCACCAACTGCAAGAACCCTGTGCTGTTCTACGACGAACTCTCATCGCTGGTCGGCAAGGCGCGCATCGAGGGCAGCGGGATGAGCAGCGCGCTTTTAAAGCTGTACGACTCGAACAACTTCGCAAACTCGATCAAGAGCAAGAAGGACACGTTCAATATCGACCCGAACACGTACTGCGCGTCCCTTATCACCGCGACCACCGACCGGAAGTTCGCTGAACTGTGGTCTCAACTCGCTGGGGAAGACACCGGATTAAACGACCGGTTCACCTGGGTGTTGGAACCGAAGACACTGCCAGACTTGAAGTTGGAGCACGCGGTAAACTACCAAGAGGCCGCGCTGGCGACCCGCAAGGTGATCGACGCAGCTGTTACCAAGGGAACGTACCAGTTCTTCGATAAGACTCCGCTGCAGCGAATCCTGGAAGTCTACGGCAACCGCACCGCAGCCCGCGCAGAAAAATGGGCACTGTATTTTTCGATTGACCTATCGCTCGATGAAATTGACGAGGACTGCGTAGCGCGCGGCATCGAGATGGTCAAGTACGAGGAGTCCGTGAAGGACTACCTCATGACCTTCGAGGCCAAGAACGACGAGTCCGCGATTCAACAAGGCGTCGTCCGGCTATTGAAAAAGAACGGCGGGACGATGGAGAAGCGGGACGTGGAGCGCGCGTTGAACGCGAACAAGTACGGCCTGTCAATCTGGCGCAAATCTTTTTGGGCGCTGGTGCAAGAGGGGTTCGTATTAGAATCTGGCAAGGGATGCAAGGGCGACCCGAAGATGCTAAGCTTGACCAGAGACATGGCTTTCGGCGGCGACAATGATTGAGTGCCACATCGACTTTGAAAGCCGAAGCACGTTCAGCCCGTCTGATCGTGGCCTCCACAATTACATCTTTTCCAAAGACACCGAGGCTCTCTTCCTATGGTACCGTATCGGCAATGGGGAATATCAGTGCTGGCGTATTTGGGAAAAGCAGCCTATCCCGAACGATTTGATGTACTCGCTAGCAGACCCACAAGTATTTCTTGTGGCCTTTAATTCTTGCTTTGAACGATATATGATGTGCAAGCTGGGATACGATATCCCCGCCAGCCGCTTCATCGACCCCCAGGTCGGCGGTCGTTATCTATCGCTGCCTGCCAGCTTGGAAGTGCAGTGCGAAGTCTTGGGAGTCCCACAGCATCTATCTAAGGACGAGCGCGGAGATGCGCTGATTAAGCTCTTCTGCGACAAGGTCATCGTGAAGGCGACTAAGAAGAACCCGGCGAAAGAATACTACAACGACTGGAATTCGCACCCGAAAGAGTGGGAGCAGTTTCTTGCTTATGGAAAGCAGGACGTTATCGCGGAGGGAGAGCTACTCCGTCGGATGCGAATTTTGAAGGCCCTGCCGTTGCCCGAGTTTGAACAGAAGCTGTGGATACTGGACCAAAAGATCAATGATCGCGGGATGCCCGTCGACGTTGAATTCGTTCGCAAGATGTACAAGCTGGCCGTGCGAGCGAAGGAAGAGGCAAAGCTGAACTTCGAGAAGATGACCGGCGTACTAAACGCCAACTCTCCGGACCAGGTTAAGAAGTGGGCGAAGACACAAGGCTATCCTTATAGCACGTTGCGCAAGGACACTGTTACATCGGTCTTGAAGGACCCAGACATCAAGCTGACCGACGCGTGCAGAACGGCATTGAAGATGCGCGCGGAAGCGGCCAGCACGAGTTATCAGAAGCTGGGCAAGATATTGGAATCGGTCTCGCCGGACGGAATGCTACGCGGGCAATTTATCTTCATGGGTTCTCCCCGCTGCGGTCGCTGGTCGGGGAACGCTGTGCAACTCCAGAACATGGCCCGCCCCGGCGTGGTAGGGAAGACGGATACTTTTCCCGGATACGACTTCGAAGATCAAGCGGTCGTTCAAGACGCACGCGCGATGGTGTACGCGGAAAATTATGAAGGACTCAAGGAGAAATATCTGAGCGTTCTCTTAGTTGTAAAATCACTAATTCGTACGGTCTTTGTCGCGTCATGACAACCCGCTTCAACGTGTGCGACCTTAACGGTGTGGAAACACGCGTGTCCGCGTGGCTATCAGGCTGCACTGACCTAATGAACGTCTTCCAGCCTTACACAGACCAGTTTGGAGTACATTGGCGCAACGGTCGCGACCCATATGTCGCGTTCGCAGCAAAGATGTACGGAATGACTTACGAGCAGCTTTGGGCTGACTACACAGGGAAGAACGGCAAGGAACGTAAGTTGGCTGCTAAGAGAATGCGCCAGATCGCTAAGCCTGGAGTCCTGGCCGCAGTTTACCGACAGTCAGGCGGCGGCTGGGGCAAGAGTCCGAACGCGTATAAGGACCACGGCGATTTGTGCGACGCGGACGACACTTACACCCAGCAGAATGGAAAGATCAAGAAGGTCGGCAAGAAGTACTGCCACTGTGAAGAGGTTCGAGACCGCGTCAAGACAGGCCTTTTTGGATACGCTGACGGAATGGGAATAGAGATGACACAGGAACAGTCGGCGGAAGTCGTGCGTATCTTCCGAGACTCTTATCCAGAAATCTGCGACCCGAAGGTTGGCATCTGGAGGAAATTCGAGGACGCTGTTGCCGACGTGATGCACCCGGACCACCCTGCGACGGTACGGAAGCTGGGGCCGAACGGATGCGTGGTGATTGACAAGGTTAACTTCATCGACTCCCAAGGCAACAAGGAACGGGAGTCTATGATGAGGATGCGCCTGCCCAGCGGGCGATACCTACACTACCTGGACGCGCGCTTAGAACTGACGATGATGCCGTGGAAGACCCAGGACGACGAGGGCAACGAGATCGACGTCTACCGCGACTCGCTAATCTATGCGGGCATGAATCAGAAGACTAAGCAGTGGTGCAACAGCATCTCGACGCACGGCGGGCACACTTTTCAGAATGCCGTACAAGGCATAGCGAGAGATGTGTTCGCGGTCAAGATGGTGGAGATCGAAGAGGCCGAAATGCCCGTTACCGGCCACGCCCACGACGAGGCTATTGCCTTGGTCGAGGACGACCTGCTCAGCCCGACTTATCACGACATGGTTGAAATAATGAGCAAGGAAGTCAGCTGGGCGCCGGGGCTTTTATTAGGGGCAGACGGATTTCAAAGCACGTACTTTCACAAGTGAGGGATTATGGAAGAAATTAAATTTGTTCCAATGGTAACCTGGGTATGCGTCTGCGGTAAGGAATTCAAAGTGGAAATAGGGACGCTGTCTCACAGCATGTTTGGCGTCTATGACTGCCTGCCATGCAACGTCAAAGACGGCGACAGAATTCCTATAGAGGACTGCCGCTGCAAATAAAGCTTGACAACCCGGTAGGTGTATGCTACGCTTTGACCATGAGCAAACTACTGACTCTGGTTTTTCTAATATGCATGTCCGGTTCCTTGTTCCACGACAAGTACGGGACCCCGGACGTTAAGACCGTCTTGGCGCAGCCTTTCACACAAGAACAGATAAAGGAATCCATCCAGCAGGAACGGCTAGAGAAGCAGTACGCAAGGGCGGCAAAGATCGCACGAGACATCTACCGTTACAACGGCTGTGGTGACGACTACTCGTTGCTGACCGGTAAGTTTGCTGTCGAGATGGGAATCTCTCCCAGGATTTTAGCGGCGCTGATTTTCGTGGAATCTTCCTGCAAGCCGAACGCAGAATCCAGCACGAAAGACATCGGGCTGATGCAGGTACACTACCCTCTTTACAAGCGGTATTCTAAGCGGCAGCTTCTAGACCCAGCCGTTAACATGGCGGTCGGATGTGGAATCTTGAAAGGCTACATCAAGCGGTACGGGGTGGAAGAGGGGCTGCACGCTTACAACGGATTCGGAGACCACACGAACACGTACTCGACTAAAGTTCTGACCGCAGCGAGGTACCAATGAGACGAGCAATTTTAATTATCATGGCCGTGTTCGTCTTTCATGGCCTTGTTAATGCAAATCAGCTGCAGCCGGACGGGAAACGCTTGAAGCAGATTCAATCCGCGCTCGTCTCTCACGGATACCAGCCCGGCAAGACTTGGACAGAGACCCAAGACATCTTACGCCAGATCGCCCGAGATCACCGCTGGCAGGTCTTACACGCGCCTGACGCCCGGGTGCTCATCCTCCTCGGCCTCGGCAACAAAGACTCCGACCCGGACGTCTTGAACGCGCCGCCGAACCACTTGGACGGGCCGCAATGATTACTCCTGGAACCTGGTTGAAGCACTACTCCTCCGTCGGCGGACGTATACCCACCTACTTCGAATTCATGGCAGAACTTCCGTACGTCATGGTCTCCGGCGCCACCACCACCCTGCGCCTAGAGTCCGGAACCGTCCTCCAAGTTACGGACTCGTTTGTCCGTCGTCTATCTCCTCGGGAAGAAGGCGACCCGTTGCCTAAGCCAAAAATTACCGCGAAGCCTAAGTGGGTCGACTCAACAAAGCTTGAGGGCGGCGGGGGGAGGCCCATAACAGATAAGGCAATGGCACAGATAGCTTCCGGGTGGCCTCGTCTGATGAGCGTGAATCAGGCGCGGAAGAGAAAAACGTCTTGACATTTTCGATTTTATGTGGTACTATTTCTAAATGAGGGCACATGAGCAAACCTAAGCTAGTCATTCAGCACGACCTTTCCAAGATGAGCGCGGAACAGCTTCACCAGTACCTCCGAGACGTCAGCGAATTTATTGGCCTCGATCCAGACTTGAACGCTTTGGATACAATCTGGATGGACAACGAGCAGGGACCCGGCAAGTCGCTGGTCATTTACGCACGCCGTGGCACCGCCGAAGTGCTCCGCAATAAGCTGGGTATCAACGTCACCTCGCTCACCGACAAGATGGTCAACGGCTCTATCGTCTTCACCGCGACCGGGAAGAACGAGATAGGCAGGCAGGAGATCGCGACAGGCTCTAAGCACCTCGGCACCCTTACTGGCAAGGCGCTGGACGACTCGATCATGACCGCGAGCACCCGCGCGCAACGCCGCCTTACGATGCAGTTCACCTCCCTCGGTATCCTAGACGAGAGCGAGCTCCGCGCGACCGTGGCCGACCTTTCGAATCCGGCCTCCCAAGTGACACTTTCTGGCAGTCCGATGGTCATCCCCCCGGCGCCCGTCTCCGTAAACAACGCACCGGGCCGCGACGTCACCCCAACAGCAGCGCCCCCTGAGACGGTATCTGGCTGGACATCGGCCAATATGAACGGAAAGCCATACATCCGAGACGGAAAGGTACTCACACCAGAAGAGGCTCAGAACGAGTTTGTAGCCAACCAGGCGCGCCTTTCGTCTGAGGCGGCTGCTTTCCTCAAGACCTGGGATGAAGTCGCTGTACAGCCCGCCGTGGAGCAGCCAGAGGCGTTTGAGAGCAGCCCCGAGGAACCCACGCGCCCCCGCCGCGCCAGACGTCAAAAGAACACCGTGAACATGGACGTGGAGCCAGAAACGGTCTCCAAGCCAGCACCCGTTGATGTGCCGAACGATAATTTTGATGGACTGCGCCGCGAGCCGATACAAGCCGCAGCTGCTGCACCGCCGCAAGCACATTCTGTTGCACAAATCCCCCCTACCGAGGGGGTTTCGTCACAAACAATATCGACGCCTGTACCCACAACGGGTACGAGCGTACCCAATCAGGGTACAGACTTCCTCGGCAAGCCGACCGACCTACAAATGTCCGACTATCGCAAGCGGGTCTCGGTCTACACATCCGAACTGCCCAGCAGCGAGGGGATAGGCTCCGTCCAAAAGATGCGCGCGTTCATCACCAAGACATCCGGCACCGCGCCTCAATTCATGTCGACCGCTCAGTGGGACACGATGCTGGTCTGGTTCGAAAGTTTCGTTACGACCAATACATCTAAGGGCCTTGTGAAATACATAAACGACTCGTTGGGGGTGAAGTAATGCAACAACTATATCTGACCCGACGCAATCTTCTTACCCTGCTCTCTAAGCTCGACCGGAGGGCGGAAGGCGAGCACACCAAATGCACACTGGTAAAGTGCGACATGATTCATCCGAAGTATCCAAGCAGCGATGTCATCTACGTTACGGCTGTGGAAGACGCGGACTATTACATAGACCGCAAGGCGGGCGTGGTTTACCCAGCCGACGAGCCGAAGGCTAAGTGACCTTACAACTCAACCCGGAACAACAAATCTGCGTCGACTCTATCAACGGAGATTTCGTTACGATAGCCGGTCCTGGCGCGGGAAAGACGCGCGTGTTGGTGGAGCGTTATCTGAAGATGCGAATGGCGGGCATCCCGGACACCGATATCTTGAACCTGACGTTCACGAGCGCAGCCGCCAAGGAAATGGTCGAGCGCGTGAGCCAGTACCTCGACGCGACCCAGGTCTTTCGAACATTCCACTCCTATTGCCTTGACCTCCTCAAAAGAGAACGAGAGCACTTGTCTTTCCCGACCTGCCCCTCGATCATCCCTGTTCGCGGGGAGCAGTTCCTCTTAATGAAAGATTTACTCAAGACCTACCCGCCTATCACCTCATACCGCGCGCTGTCAGAGCGCATCAGCGAGTGGAAGGCCGGGAACGTGAGTCCGGAACAAGCTATGGAACAAGAGTTCAGCGGCGGGGTAACTTACTTCTACGCTCTCGCGTTCCGAGATTATGAAATCCAGTGCAGAAGGCAAGGCTGGCTCGACTTCGACAGCCTGATTAAAGAGACGGTCAAACTTTTGGAGGAAAATGATGGAGTCAGACTTCGAAATGTACGTAAATATGTTGCGGTCGACGAGTGCCAAGACACCGACACAACTCAATTCCAACTCCTCAAACTCATCTACGGAGGAAACATCTTCGTGGTCGGAGATGAAAATCAACTTATCTACGAGTGGAGATCAGCACAAGCTGGAAATCTCTCTAACTTTGCCAAAACTTTCCCCGGAGCAAAGACGCTCTACCTTGGCTCTAATTATCGGTCGACTGTTAGACTTGTAGACTTCTTGAAGAAGATTCTCCCGGTCGACAACGGCCTGGCGAGCCGCATGGTCTCGATGCGCCCCGTAGGCGACGAGGTCCGTTTCATCGGATACCAGGGCGAGGACGAAGAGGCCAACGAGGTATTAAACGAGATCAACAGCCGCGACATCGCGGAAGAGTCCGCCGTGCTGGCTCGCACCAACCGCCAGCTGCAGCTGATTCAACGGCGCGCGATGTCTAGAAACATCAAGGCAGAAATACTCGGCAAGAAAAATGTATGGCAGGAGAACGAGGTCAAGCACCTGATCGACCTGACGAAGGAAAAGACCTCGGACCCCCGTCCCGCCGCCGTGGTGATGACCGAACTAATCCGAGAGCACAACCTGGTCTACCGGTACACCAACACCAAGGGCGGCATGGATAAGGACCCGATTGAGAATATGAATGACGTGGTGAGAATGGCCGGACGCAAGAGTAAAGAGACAGGCCTGCCGTTGACTGTCCCGCAGTTCTTAGACTGGCTACGCAAGATCACGTTCATGCGCCGCTCCAAGACGGAGCCGATTCTGACGCTATCGACCGTACACCAGGCGAAGGGCCGGGAATTCAAACACGTCTTCGTGGTCGGGTGCAACCAGGGAACTATGCCCCACAAGGACGGGGAACTGCAGGAAGAGAGCCGCATATTCTTCGTCGCGTGCAGTAGGAGTTCAGATGAATTACAGATTTCTTTCTCAAAAAACAGAAGCCAATTTTTGAATCAGTTCATAGATGACATAGAGATTTTTGGTGAAACCAATGAGCAGTAAAATTTGTCAAAACAAAACGTGCAAAAAGCGGTTCTTAGTGAGAACTAAGAAAATAGGGACTCGTTACGCTAATGCTCATAGAAAATACTGTCTCGATTGTGACGGAGTCAAAGTATGGGAGAGTTTAAACCAAGAACGCGGAGCGTTTCTTAGAAGACGGTGGGCAAAGCTAAATCCAAAAAGAGCAAAGGCAAGATATCGTCGACATCGTTTGAAAAAGAAATATGGTTTAACAGTCGCCACCTTTAACGAGAAAAAGCGTAAACAAAGAAACAGATGCGCCGCTTGCCAGAGAGTATTCGGAAAAGTGGCAGGACCCCCTAACGTAGATCACAAGCATGGGAGAGAAGGCACTTGCAGAGATTTGCTGTGTGTAAACTGTAATTTCATAGTTGGACACTCCCAAGAAGATACACGAATTCTATACGCCATAATCAAGTACATAAAAAAGTGGGAGGACTAAGAATGGCATTCCTTTACATAGGACCGACCGGAAGACCGCACCGCAAACATAGCTACAGCGCCGGGTCTACCTGGGACCACTCAAATTTTAAATATTACCTCCAGAAGGTTCTAGGCTGGCGTGAGAAGAACAAGCTCGCACGGTTCGAACTTGGAAAGGCCTTCGAGTCGTCGTTCCAGTATTACCACGAGAACCGAGGCGACCTGGCCTCGACGCTTAAGCACTTCGAGACCCAGTGGAACGCGTTCCGAGATAACAAGGAACTGCAGTTCACCCGAGTCGAGAAAGACTGGGCGCAGTGCCTCCGCATCGGAACGGATTGGCTGAAGCTGTACGCTATTCGCCAGCCGAGTCTTCCTATTCCGCTCGGCGGGCAAGCTGTGTTCCAAAGAATATACGGCAAGGAAGTATTTCCAGGAGACGCCAATTATGGTGAGATCGAATTCGAAGGAAGGCTCGACATCGTCGCCTTCGTTGAACCCCAGCATCCTATGTTACCTAAGCTGGATTGGAAGCCTGAGTACGGCGCTTTCCGGCCAATCATCGTTGACATCAAGACAGCTGGGGCAGACTTCCCGGAGCAGTACGGCATCGCTGCGTACGATATACAGCTGCGACTGTATTCGTGGGTCAGCGGCATACGCGATGTCGCGATGGCTTGGTTCGTTAAAAAGGGGCTGAGCATCCAGAAGGGCTACTCGGTCACGCTGCTCGAAGACGTCGGGTTCATGAAGGCCGGGGCAGAGGCCGTGATCGCGCTGGTGGAAGACGAGGGCATCTGGCTTCTCCCGAACGACTTCATGGTCGAGGAGATGGAGCGCGTCCAAGGGCAGAAGAACGGGAAGACGGAGCAGACCAATGTCGCGAAGGAACGACGCGCGAAGTGGCTGGAAGAGAACGGAACCTTTGCGCAAGAGGAGTCTGTAACAAAACAACGCTTGCAATTCAACGCCGGATTCGTTACCGTAGAGTCGGCAGAAGACGCGGGCAAGGTAGCGCAGAGGCAGATTATCAGCATCGTGAACGCGTGGAAGTCACAGAGCTACCCGGACACGTTTAGCGTACGATACCCGCACGACGACCGCAGCGACCCGTACTTCCGCGCGTTCGTCTTGAAAGAGCAAGGATACAAGGAACTGAACTTCACCAAGTCCGACGAAGACGTTGACATCTTCGCGGAAGAAGACAACGAGGCAATATGAGAGCGATAAGTAAGCCGGATTTGAGCAGGGAGGACTTCCCGTACTGGGAGGACGTGCTAAAAAGTCACGGGCTGGGAGAGCGCCAGCTTGGACTGCAGGAGGAACCCGAATTGAATGACAACGGAACACTGGAGGAAGCCGATGGCAAGTGACCAGAGAAGAAGGGATATGAAGAAACTACGGTCGCGGTTGGACACAGACGACGGCTTCATGAGCGCGCACAAGATCAAGAAGGTTCGCACCAGGGAGCGCAATATACCAGAGTGGACGTTGAGCGACAAGGAAGTCCGGACCGTTCTTCTCCGCTCCTTCCCGAAGCTGCGCACCAACAACGCGCAAGCTATCCGTGCGGGCCGCTGGGTCCGCCTTATTCATCTCTACTATCGGGTCCAGATGTCCAACTCCCAGGTAGCCAAGGAGATGGGCATGACCCTTAACGCAACCAAGATGGCGTTTAAAATCATGCGCCGAGTCGCCAGAGGACAGCGCGCCAATAATACCGGACCGCTGAGACGACCACCGAATATGTGACCCCAACGGGGGAACTGGTGAGCAACACCGGAGACCCTATGTACGTTTCGAAAATTCACTCATGCCGTGGGCAGGAAGCAGTAGTCTTAGAAGAGAAAGAACCACCGGCGCCGAAGTGCTCTTGCCGCCTGATTATCAACATCACGGAGGCCACTGCCATCGTGAAGCGCGGCGAGGCCAAGTGGATTGTGGTGTCGCGCACCCGTGGCGTTAGAGACGTTATCTGCTCCCACTGCAAGGGCGGGCAGGACGTTAAGATTTGCGCCAAGTGCTCCGGAACCGGGAAGCAGGAGGAGTCTTATACGGAAGACATCCCCGGCACCGACATAGTTTACACCTCGGCTGACTCGGTCGACGAGAGCGAGAGGAAGAAGCGCAAGTGGCTCGCGCCGAAGACACCCCGCGTGGCGACGATTGAAAGTGAGCACATCGAGCGCGCGTATGTCTCAGGAGTCAAAGAGGCCGTGGAAAGAATCGAGGAGTACGGGATGTTGATTATCAAAGACCGCCTTCGCCAGCTGGCTGTCGGCGTGACCAACGAAGAGTTCGAAGAGGCCTGGGCCGAGTACGAGGACGCGAACTACCCGCCTTACTCGCCAGTGCCCATCAGATTTGAGCCGGACAACAACGCGATGCGCGGAGAAGGACGAGACTTTGACTACGGGAGGTCAGTTTAATGGAAGAGTTTATCGCATCAATAGAACTGCAGGCAGCAGTTGACAAGGCGCTAGCCAGCATTGGAAATCTGTCTTACAGCGAGCGTCACCCGGAACTTGGGAAAATGTTCAAGTGCCACATCTGCAGCACCCGTCACCGGAAGAACGAGAAGAAGTGCGAGCAAGTTTTCACGTACAGTATCGGCGACTACGAATACTTCCGAGAGGATGACAAGGGCGAGTTGGTCCCCGACTACCGCACCTGCATGCGACCGGACGAGAAGCCTACCAGAGGCCAGGTCATGGGCCGACAGTCTTACGCGAAGAAAAGGCTGAAGCCGCATTACTCACGAATCAAGCTGATTCTCATCCAGAAGACCAGGGAAGTATTTGAATCCCTACACTTCCTGCTCGACGGCTCGAAGGAATCGTTCGAGGCTAACCTCCAACGCTCACGCGTGCTAGCCGCCCGAGATATCAGGGAAGAGCGCGAGGCCAGCGACCGTGCAGCCCGGCGCCGCGCTGACGTGTCGAAGCGCATCAACAAAGGACTGTTGTGAACTGGGAGTTCCACTCCGTCCACAAGACCGACTCGAAAGAGTTGGTGAAAGAGTTCTCCGAGTACGCGGCTGAGTCCGTTGAGCGATGGATATACACTCTATCGCTCACCGCATTAAAAGAGAAGCAGCCGGAAGCTGATATGGCAGAGTTCCCTCCCGGCTTCTATCACGACGGAGCCTCTTACAATTACCGTTTCCGAGTTTATGGCCCGGGTGGATGCTTGAGTCCAGCCGAGTACGACGTCACGGTGAAGCAGACATTTTATCCGGTTTACACACCTCCAACGTCTAAGGAAATATCGCGCTGCATAAGGTACATCGGGAAATCAGGACGTGTATGCTAGGTGACATAACAATCGTCATCCCGACATTCCACCGTCGAGGCTACCTAAGGGACTGCCTCGCTGGCATCCGGGAGAACCTGCCGGAGTGCGATGTCATAGTCGTATCGGACGACGGAGTGATTCCTCAAACGGCGAACGAGATTTATCTGCCCTACGACTCAGGTCTCACCGCAAAGCGGAACGCGGGCGTCGCGCAAGTTCAAACGCGGTACACGCTAATTGGCTCAGATGATTTTGACTTCTCAACAGACGAAGCGCGAGAAGGGATTATCAAGATGGAAAAGGCATTAAGCTCATCAGAAGTAAACATGGGATACGAAATCGACGTAGTCGCTGGCAGAGTCAATGATAGATGTTATGAAGGAACCCTTGAATACGTACCAGGCGAGTATATTAAAGAACATCGCCGCCCATTAGGGGATTTGCCTTTTCGTCTTCTGCCGTTCAAACTTTGGAAGGTCGACATCGCGGCCAATTATTTTCTAGCGCGCACCAGTATTCTTCGAGCCGTACCGTGGGATGAAAGTATAGTTAAAATTGGCGGGGAACACGTGGATTTCTTTCTTGATTTGAAGGCCGCAAAAATCGTAGTCGCGTTCCTTCAGGAAGCAAATATAAATCAGATGGAATATGATGCCTCGAAGCAGGACCCCAGATACAAAGCGTTCCGACAACGTGCCCTCACGACCGGGCACGCGCTGATGATGAAGAAGCGGGGAATTAAGAAATATTTTGGCTTCGACGAAGAGGTTAAGTTATGAGGTCGGATTTCGAAGATTTATCAGGAATGATTTTTGGAAAACTAACGGTTGCATGGCCTGCAGGAAGGCAGCAAAGAGCGACCGTGTGGCTGTGTTTTTGTATATGTGGACGTACTGCCAAAGTTAGAACGGCGGCTTTAAATAGCGGGGATACAAAAGCGTGCCATACCTGCTACAAAATAACGCACGGAGTTTACGGAACAAGAGAGCACAGAATTTTTGCGTCTGCAAAGCTGCTGTGTACGAATCCGAAGCACAAGGCTTGGATGAACTACGGAGGCCGTGGAATAAAATTTTTATTCACAGATTTCCGCGAGTTTATTCAGGATATTGGACCTCGACCTAGTTTAAAACACTCTGTCGATAGAATTGATAATGATGGTAATTACGAACCAGGAAACGTTCGATGGGCAACATCAAAAGAACAAGCGGGTAATCGAGTACGTAAAGTATGCTGCCCAAATTGTGGAACGTCTTTCAAACCGGAGATAAAATGAGCCTAATTATAGCAATTAAAAGCTGCAAGGCCGACTTAGATAACGGGTACCACGACGTGATTAGAAAAACGTGGGGGCAGGAACTGAGAGGCAAAGCGCATCTAAAATTTTTCGTGGGAGCAGAAAGAGATGGAAGGACTAGTCGTGTTTATAAAAGCGATGAGGTCGTAGTCGATACAGAAGATGACTACAATTCTCTGCCATCAAAGACACGAGCGATATGTCAGTGGGCCTTTGGGAAGAACGTAGATCATCTGTTTTTAGCGGACACCGACACGTACGTGAAGGTGAACCAGCTGCTGACCTGCGGCTACCAGCGTTACGACTACACGGGCAAGATCAGCAAGCCGATAGGCGAGACCTTCCCTTACGACGCGATTGATCGCCGTGGCATTGTTACTCACATCCCGGAGTGCTATCCCTGGGCCAGCGGCGGTTTTGGCTACTTCCTTTCTAGAGACGCGATGTGCGTGATCGCGGACACGTTCCCTCACGGGTGGGCCGAAGACCTATGGGTGGGCCAGGTGCTCGGCAAGGAACTAGCAAGAGGCGACATGATCGCGCTCGACCTGCCTGCTAACTCTTACTCGTCGCACTTCCCGTCGTCGCAGTACAAGTCGGGGTATAAGCTTGAGTACCGCTGGATGGAAACAGCGGACCTCGTGTACCGGACGGTGAATTCGTGAAGACCGCTCTGCTCGTGATCGCCACAGGAGAAAAGTACCATGCATTCGTACCACCACTTTTGGAATCTGCTCAAGAGTTTTTTGTCGAACACGATGCGATTGTGTGGACGGATACTCTGGAAGCGGCCAGCACCTTCGATGCGAAATTTGTACTAACCAAGAAAGCTCTCGGTTTCCCCAAGGAAACGCTATACAGGTATCACACAATTCTGAATCAGGAGTGGCTATTGAAAGGGTACGACCAAGTTTTTTGGATAGACTCTGATATGCGATTTGTCGCTCCGGTCGGGGAGGAAGTCTTCTCCAACGGCATAACCGCTACCCTGCACCCAGGATACGTTGGCTCGTGCGGGACTCCGGAACGGAGAATACACTCAGTGGCCTCTATTGCTCCAGGTTCTGCAAATAAATACTTTTGTGGGGGATTCAACGGCGGCGCAACCTCAACATTTTTGAGAATGGCTACCGATCTAGCTTATCACATCAGTGTGGATGAATCTTGCGGAGTGCTCGCAGTATGGCATGACGAATCGCACTTGAATCGCTACCTTCACGAGCACCCGCCTTGTACGGTTCTCGATCCCTCTTACTGCTACCCGGAAAGCGCGTCCGCGTATTACACAGACAAGTGGAAGGCAGCGGGACTGAACGTCACGCCAAAGATTCTGGCGCTGAATAAGGGCGCGCGATGATTACGGTACGACTACTTGGCGGGTTATGCAACCAGATGTTTCAGTGTGCCTTCGCTATGACGCTGCAAGACAGAGGCTATGAGGTCCAGCTGGACAGGTCCTATTTGATCGAGGGCACCCATCGCGAGTACTCTCTCGGATACTTCGGAATAAAGGCCGACGGTAAATCGAGTGGCAGAGAAGTCTATGAAGACGGCATGAGGTACAACCCCAGCTACCTGGAACCAACAGAAGACTGCACGATGATTGGTTACTGGCAGTCAGAAAAGTATTTCACTCAGATGGTTCGTCTGGCCTTCCCTCTCAATAACAGGCCTCTGCTTCCCTTTATCGCAGTTCACGTCCGTCGCCAAGACTACGTCGGACTGGAGCACTTTCACGGCCTGCCGACTCTCGACTATTACCGAGAAGGGGTCGCCCATATCCGGCGCGAAGTGGGAGCACTTGTTCCTGTGATGGTATTCTCCGATGACCGCCAATGGTGTAAGGAAAACTTTCCCTCCGACTTCAAGGTCATCGAGGGCGGAAACAAGTACGAGGACTTAACGCTTATCTCCAGCTGCGAGTACCAAGTGATCGCCAACAGCAGCTATGGGTGGTGGGGAGCGTGGCTCGGCCCCCAGAAGTTGGTTGTGGCGCCGAAGAAGTGGTTCTCAAATCCAGATGTAGATTACTCGGATATCGTACCCGAAAGGTGGACCAGGCTATGATTAAGGTCGGCAAAGTCAACATCGTGATTCCTCTTTTCAACCAAGAGGAATTTATCGAGCAGTGCTTGAATTCTGCGTTGGCCCAGACGTACCCGGACTTCGATGTAACCCTAGTCAACGACGGCTCCACGGACCACTCGATGGTGGTCGTGCGAGAGATAGTAGACCGTTGGAACGGAGAGATGAGAGAGTTGATGGTCAAGCGTTACGCGGAAGCTGAGATGATGGAACCAGTCCCCGGGTGCTGGAACTTCAACGGGAATCTGAAAATTATTGACCGGGAGAACCGAGGCCTCTCAACGTCCAGGAACGAGGGCATAAAAGCTGGAGACGGAGAGTTTATCCTCCCCCTCGATTCCGACGACTGGATCGAGGCCAACTACTTGGAGCGCACAGTTCCCTTGATGGTTAACCAAGGCATCGGCATCGTGTCGACGGACATGCAGTACGAGGGACTGTTGCACAACCGCATCCCGCCGAAGGGACTGTCTCTCGCGAGCGAGATGGTCAGCAATGACCTTCCTGTATGCTCTTTGATTCGCCGCACGGCCTTCGAACAAACCCCCGGATACGAGACTATCTTCGTCGACGTCGCGGGCAGCACGAAAGTTCTCGGATACGAGGACTGGAATATGTGGCTCGACATCTTGAAGCGCGGTTGGACCGTCGGGGTGGTAAACGAGCCTTTGTTCCACTACCGAGTCAAAAAAGTTTCTATGATAACACAAGCCACGAAAGTACACGGCGGACTGGTGCGGTTGATTCACCTGCTGCACCCGGACCTCTGGAGATAACATGACACCGGAAGAACTAATAGCATTCGAAGATGACATCGCCGCTGAGTTTAACGCTGGTCTGATAAGAAGTCCTACTCATCTTTACTCTGGCGGGGAGAAAGAACTGATCGAAATCTTCAAAGGCATACGCGCCCAAGATTGGGTGCTTTGTTCGTGGAGAAGCCATTACCCCTGCCTTTTAAAAGGAGTGCCTCCCGCAGAGTTGAAAACCAAGATTATGGCTGGATACTCAATTGCTCTCAGCTTTCCTGAGTACCGCATTTTATCTAGTGCAATCATTGGTGGGGTTTTACCCATCGGTGTAGGCCTTGGCATGGCTATCCAGCGCAGATGTGGTAATGAGCGCGTCCATATTTTTCTAGGTGACATGACAGCCGAAACAGGGATAGCTTACGAAAGCATTAAGTACGTAGAAAATTTTGATCTACCAGTATACTTCCACGTCGAGGACAACAACCTTTCTGTCTGCACGGATACTCGACTGGCGTGGGGATTGAAGAACGAATTCGGCGACGAGTTTACAACAGACGCAGAACACAAAAGTAAGTTCTCAGATCACGTTACGCATTTTAGATACAAGGCCGAGAAGTGGCCCCACGCTGGGGCAGGGAAAAGAGTGACCTTCTGATGGGAAAATACCAACAAGAACTAACCAGAGCTATGGATTATCTGGGAGCCGACCCTCGCACGATTTTCTTAGGGCAAGCGGTCGCTTATCCTGGAACCGGTATGAGCGGCACGCTCGTCAATGTTCCTAAAGAAAAGCTCACAGAATTTCCCGTTGCGGAAGAATTACAGCTAGGAGCGAGTATCGGTCTGGCCCTCGCTGGCTTCATCCCGGTGACAATATATCCCCGGTACAACTTTTTGTTGCTCGCCATGAATCAGCTGATTTTACACCTTGACAAACTTTCTCAAATGAGCCAGAATGGTTATTGCCCTAATGTAATTGTTCGAGTGGGAATAGGGAGTGAAAGGCCTTTGCATCCTCAAGCGCAGCATGTCGGCGACTTCACAGAACCGCTGAGACAAATGCTGACGACGGTCGAGGTCATCCGGCTAGACGAGCCAGAGGACATCTTCCCGGCCTACGAAAAGGCCTTGACAAGAACGGACGGACGTGCTACTATATGCGTGGAATTCGGAGACTACTATAGTGAAAAATAGGCTTGGCATCATCTACTCGGACGCGCACAAGGTCATCGAGGCCGTGGACTTCAGCTGGCTGGAGGGAAAGTCTGTCCTGGTCACCGGCGCCACAGGCCAGATCGGGACGCACTTCCTAGCGACCCTGGGTCTCTTGAAGAACGACGGTATGAAGATTAAGGCGTACGGCTACTGCCACTCGGAGCCAGAGGACCACACCAAGGAGATCGCCTGCCTGGATGATATCCAGCTGTTATCAGAACAGAATGTCTTCACCGACCTAGACGCGGTGATTCATCTCGCCGGGTACGCGCAGCCTTCCCGGTTCACAAAGAATCCAGCGGAGACCATTCGCATCAACGTGGAGTGGACCCGCCAGCTGCTACAATATTTGAAGCCTGGTGGAAAGTTTCTCTTCGCTAGCTCCTCCGAGGTTTACAGCGGGCTGAGTAACGCGGACGAGTATCAGATCGGAACCACTAACCCGTATCACCCCAGGGCCGGGTACATCGAAGGCAAACGCTGCGGAGAGGCTGTCGTAAACGCGTTCCGTGAAACCGGAGTCGTCGACGCGCAGTCTGCAAGGCTGTCTCTCGTATACGGGCCTGGCGCTCGACGAGGCGATTCCAGAGCGGTCAGCACGTTCATCGACCAGTCTTTGAAAGACGGGGTGGTTGCGATGAAATTTTCCGGGGACGAGCTACGTACCTTCTGCTACATTAGAGACGCGGTCGAGATCATGTGGAATATTCTCCTCCACGGCACGAAGGCCGTGTACAATGTCGGCTCTCCAAACAGCTACACCATCGAGAACGTCGCCTGCGAGATCGCCCGGCTATCCGGCTCCCGACTCTTTACCGGCTCAAACCAGATGGCAGGCGCGTCAGGCAACGTCGTGATGGACGTCTGGCGGGTTATGAACGAGTTTAAGAAAGCACATTTTGTGGGACTGGAAGAGGGATTAAGAAACACAATCGAGTGGCATAAAGGTGGACTATGAGACTCTTTGAAATTGTAGACGAGCACTTCAACGGAGAAGTCAAGGTCATTCAACCAACAACCTTCTCAGATAACCGAGGCTCGTTAACTGTGACCCGGCTACAAGACGACCCACTGTTTTGTTTCCCGTCCCGCGTCCTTCGACAGATGGTCTCCCGCTCGGAGCGCGGAGTCATCCGGGGCCTTCACTACCAGCTAGACCCGCCGATGGGGAAGCTGATGCAGGTCATCAACGGCGCGGCTTACCTGGTGGCCGTCGATATCCGCATGAATTCTCCCACATTTTTGAGGTACCACAACGTCATCGCTCACGAGCGTAATAATTATCAAGTCTGGGCGCCAGCAGGATTTGCGCGCGGATACTGCGCCTTGGAACCCAACACAATCGTTCTATATAACTGCGACGAGTACGTCGGCGAAGACCGGGCGGTCCTTTGGAATGACCCAGACATCGGCATCGACTGGCCTTTGACGGATAACCCGATTCTATCTGACCGTGACAAGTTCGCCAGAACCGCCAGAGAATCGTGGTTAGGACCGAACAGCATGTTCACGGGGGGACGATGAGAAAAATTACGCTGGGAACGCTGTCTATCTCAGATCAAGGCAAGAGGTATGTGAACGACTGCCTCGACACGAACAGGCTTTCATACGGAAAGTACACGCGAGAGTTCGAGGAGAAGTTCGCAGCGATGCACGGCTGCAAGCATGGCATCTTCATGAACAGCGGAACGAGCGCGCTCCAAGTCGCGCTAACAGCGTTGAAAGAAGTTCACGGATACAAAGACGGCGACGAGGTTCTGGTCCCCGCAACGACCTTCATCGCAACATCCAACATCGTCCTTCAAAACAACATGGTCCCGGTCTTTGTCGACGTCAATCCTAGAACCTTCAATATGGCTTCAGGCAAAATAGGAGAGAAGATCACACGGAAAACTCGCGCAATTATCCCGGTTCACCTCTTCGGACTACCCGCAGAGATGCCTGAGATTATGTACATCGCCGAGAGTCACAGCCTGCAGGTCATCGAGGACAGCTGCGAATCGGTTGGGTCTACAGTTGACGGAAAGTCAGTGGGTAGCTTCGGGGACATGGGATGCTTCAGCACATACGTCAACCACCACATAGTCGGCGGCGTAGGCGGTCTGGTTACAACCAACGATGGTAAGCTGGCCGAACTGTGCCGCTCCTTAATGGCTCACGGGCGCGACAGCGTGTATTCGAGCATCGACGCGGCCAACGGGCTGACAGGTTCTGGTCTTCAAAACATAGTCGAGCGCCGATTCAAGTTCGACCGGGTCGGATATTCTTACAGGGCAACGGAAATAGAGGCCGCGCTGGCGCTAGCGGAACTGGGACACTTCTCTCAAAACGCAGCAAAACGGCAGGCGAACGCGAGCCAGCTGATAAATCTTCTTTCCGGCATCTCGGAGATTCAACTTCCTTACGTCCCTTACGACTCGACTCACTCGTGGATGATGTTCCCGATTATCTGCAAGCCGTATGTAGACAGGGAGAAGCTGCTCATGTATCTGGAAGAGCACGGCGTGGAAACCCGCCACATGTTTCCACTTTTGGAAAGTCCCGCATACAGGAAACTTTTCCCCCGGATGATGGAGCAGTACCCGGTCTCTCAAAACCTGGCCCGCAGCGGGTTCATGATCGGGATTCATCAGAACCTAACTCCTGAAGACATTCGATACGTAGGCGAGCTTATTCACGGATATTTCCTGGGATACAAATGAAGCTGGAGAACTGCAACTTCTGCGTTTGGGGATTTAAAAGCGGAGCGTACAACTCCTTCCGTCACATACTGGAGGCCTTTTACCGCGCGCTTAAGTTCAGATTCCCGGAGCGCCAGGTCCTTTGGCTGGACGCGCACGACGACATCTCTAAGATAGATTTCTCCAACACCTTCTTCATCAGCATGGAGTACGCTGTAAAGGGGATGCCTCTACGGACAGACTGCATTTACGCGGTCCACAACATGGAAGCCCGGGCTAAAGAGTACACGAAGGGCTTTTTAACTATCAACTACGGCCTTTACGTGAACAGCATGGAGCTACCCTCGAACGCGGTGGAACTGAGCAAGGACGCGTTCTTCTTCCCCCAGCCTTGGGACTCTTACGACGCTGTAGTCTTCCGCTGGGCCACAGACCTCCTGCCTCACGAGATTATGGCGAACAAGCCGAGCAAGGTCTTTCGAGACTGGAGCCGGGACGTCAACTACGTGGGCACTTCGGTACCAGAGCTAGCTCCGTTCGCTGCAGCCTGCAAAGAAAGTGGAATCAACTTTAAGCTGGTCGGCGGATTCGGCGGCTCCCCCGTATCTGTGGAAGAGAACGTACGTCTGGTGCAGGCCTCATATATCGCGCCAGCGATCTCCCTAGCGTATCAAATCAAGGTCGGGTACATGCCGTGTCGGGTCTTCAAGGCGCTGTCTTACGGCCAGATGTGCGCGACCAACAACCCTTGGGCTAACGAGATTTTCCGTGGAAAGCTGATTTATAACTGGGATACACGCGCGCTGTTTTATGACGCGAGAGAACAACTATCTAGAACCACACCGGAAACTCTCCACGCGCTGATGGATGAGGTCGCCAAAAACCACACCTACTTAAACAAAATCGACAACCTATTGGACGGCGCCAAGCTAGCACAGGAGAGCAGATGATTAACATATTCGCGTTCACGAGCAACCGGTCGGACCTAATCGAACTGCAGCTGAAGTCTTTCTGGAAGTATATCCAAGAGGACTTCACGTTTACGATCTTAAACAACGCCAAGTTTGACCGTCCAGCGGAACGTATCAAGATCGACGAGACATGCAGGAGGCTTGGAATCGCGGTATTCGACGTCGAGCGGGTCCAGTCCTTGGAAGACAAGTGCAACGCTGTAGAGAAGTCGTGCACGGTATTCAACCGCCAAGGCTCTTGGAGCAATCCCAACTGCGCTGGTTGTTACGGGTGCTTTTATACGTGGGAGTTCCACATTATGAAAGAGAAGGGCGCCATCTGCCTCCTCCACCCGGACATGTTCTTCACCCAGCCTATCAAGCTGACTGACTACCTGGTAACGACGCCGCTGTGCTTTATACCGCAGTCTCGCCCCAACCTGGGCGGGATTCACATGCACGACGCGCTGGTGCTGGCCGACATGTCGAGACTTCCGAACCCGGAGCAAATCAACTGGTGGGGCAGCTTCGTGAACGGGATAGTCACAGACATCGGAGGGCAGAGCTTCTTCTACTTGCAATCTCACCCGGAACTGAATCCGACTCTTATCCAGCAGTACTTCGTTCCAGACGACCCGACGACCGACTTTCATCCGTCCGAGTACGAGAATATTTCCATAAACGACAAGCCTATCGGGATTCACTACTTGCGCGCGTCGAACTGGAACCACCGCTCACCTGAATACCACACATTGAAGACGAAATGGCTGATTGAGAAGCTGAACTTGGAGGGGGCGTCATGAAGGCTTTGATAACGGGCATAAACGGGCAGGACGGCTCATACCTCGCAGAACTCTTGTTGTCCAAAGGTTACGAGGTCCACGGGATTATCCGCCGCTCCTCCTCGATCAACACCAGCCGGATTGACCACATATTCAGAGACCTGCACTTGCATTACGGCGACGTGACCGACGCCAGTTCCACCACGAACACCATCGACATGATCGGGCCGGACGAGGTTTATCACCTGGCCGCGCAAAGCCAGGTTCGCACCAGCTTCGACATCCCGGTCGTCACCGCAGAGGCCACAGGGATCGCGGCCCTTAACATACTGGAAGCCATTAAAGAAAAGGGCATAAAATTTTATCAAGCCAGCAGTTCGGAACTGTATGGCGGGGTCTATACGACGGCCACTAACGAGAGCACCCCGTTCCACCCCCGCTCACCGTACGCTATCGCCAAGCTGTTCGCGTACTGGTCTGCAGTAAATCATCGGGAGGCTTACGGTACCTTCGCGTGCAACGGCATCCTCTTCAACCACGAGTCACCCCGGCGCGGCGAAACTTTCGTTACGAGAAAGATAACGAAAGCCGCAGTTCGCATCTCCCGAGGCTTGCAAGATAAGTTGTTCCTCGGCAATCTAGACGCCATGCGAGATTGGGGATTCGCAGGAGATTACGTGGAGGCTATGCACCTGATGCTCCAGCAGCCGTTCCCGGACGACTACGTGATCGCAACAGGGGAAGCGCACTCCGTAAAAGAGTTTCTTGACGAGGCATTCGGATATCTCAACCTAGATTGGCGGAAGCACGTTGAGACCGACGAGAGGCTGTACCGCCCAACCGAGGTAGACGTTCTGATCGGCGACTCTAGCAAGGCTCGCCGGGTACTGGGTTGGGAGCCAAAAGTGCGATTCAACGAACTGGTCCGGATGATGATCGACGCGGAGCTAGAAATAGGTTGACAAATTTCCGAAAGTGTGATACGGTAAGGGAGTCGCTAATAGGGGGCCGGATGTATCATATGGAAAAGTGCGGAGAAGAGAAGAGAGAAAAGAACTTCAAGCTAGAGTGCGTGATCGTGTGCCGGGAATATTCTGACTTCCTCGCTTACACCCTCCCCAACAACAAACAACTGTTCGATAAGCTGGTGGTGGTCACCAGCAAGGAAGATCGTAAGACCCGGAAGCTGTGCGAGTTCTACCACGTCCAGTGCGTGATATGCCCCCAGCTGAGCGACCCCGGGATGTTCAAGGGCGACGCTATCGACCTCGGCCTCTCTCACCTCGACCTGGACGGCTGGGTCCTACACTTGGACGCAGACATCTGGCTCCCTCCCCAAACCCGAAGACTTTTAGAGCGCGCCTGCCTCGATAAGGGTATGATTTACGGCTCCGACCGTTTCAACGTCAAGGGCGCCCGAGCGTGGGGCAACTTCCTCCACTCCCCCAAGCTTCAACACGAGGACGAGGCTTACATCCACTTGAACAACTGCGAGTTCGATATCGCGACCCGAGTCATGGCGCACGATACCGGGTGGATACCGATAGGATTCTTCCAGCTGTGGCACCCTTGGGTCAGCAGCGTTTACCGTTACCCGAAGGCGCACAGCGACGCGGGCCGCACTGATATGCTGTTCGCTAAGCAGTGGCCTCGCGGCAGGCGCGGATTTGTTCCAGAAATTGTATGCTACCACTTGGAGTCGGAAGACGCCGGGATGGGCACCAACTGGAAGGGCCGTCAGACTTCCGAATTCAAAATCGAGAGGAGATCACTATGGCAGACTTTACTCAGGCTGTTCAGAAAACCTTAATTCACGAGGGTGGATTCGTTGACAGCCCGAACGACCCAGGAGGGGCTACGAAATACGGCATCACCCAAGCCGACATGCCTGGAGTCGATATGAAAACCGTTACCCAGGAACACGCCATTGCTTATTACGCTGCGCATTACTGGAACCAGTTCTACACCCAGATCGTCGACCAGGCGATAGCTGAAAAACTTTTCGATATGGGCGTGCTCTTCGGAGTCAAGACCGCTGTCAAGATGCTGCAGATCACGCTGGTGAACAAAGTCAGTCTGGTCACCGACGGCGAGTTCGGCCCCGGCACGCTGTCTGCCGTGAACCAGAACGCGAACCTGCTCCCCGCGTACCGCACGATTTTAATAAACCACTGCATGAACGTGGTCAACAACAAGCCAGAGACGAGCGTCTTCGTCAGCGGCTGGGTAAGGCGCATCAACAGCTGATGATAACAATGGGTAAGGCGTGGATGGCAACAATCGTCTCCTGGATTCCCGGGCTGAAGCACCCGGAGACCGGGAGGACCCAGTTTTTAAACTGTCACGAGTACGACCGGGTCCGTATGGTCTTGAAGACCCGCTGCACAATCTGCGACGCGACTGTGTCTAGGGACGAGAAGGCCGTGAGAGAACTGGTCTTCATTTGCAAGGATACAGCATGCACGTGCAAGCAGGTGTACGGCGCCGCCAATCATCCTGTTTGTTTGCTTTGTTATGATATGTGGTACGCGCTGTACGCGAACTACTTGATGAAGAACAGGAACTACTTCAAGGAAATGGACGACCGGGACAAGAAGGATTTCAACGACCCGGAACGACGCAAAAGGATGGGACTGTAAAAATGAGACACGACATAAAAACAATCATGTTCGCCCAAGGTTGGCTAGGCTCAGAACTGGAGCACGCGGCCTCGGATGTGGAGAAGTCTGGAGGCGATACCACTATCGCTGTCCGAGTCTTGGAGCAGTGGCAAATTTTGGACCAGGCTATGGACGACCTCTTGAAAGAGAACGCCGACCTGCGCCGCAAGCTGCAGCTGACGAGAAACGCGCTGGAATTATGATCCCCAAACTTAGGCGGATGATACGGCGGGTCTTTAGAATCAACCAGGCGGATAATCTGGTCGTCCGCGTGATCGGTAAGCCGCCCTTGGAATTGCTGGCCAAGATTCCGTGCCCCGTTTGTGGGGGCGGTTGGTACGACTGCGGGCACTTGAATCATTACACCCTAGACCAGTTAGCCATGAAGGGGTTCGCCCGTTACGTCGAGCAGGTATGAACCTCCGTTGGAATAATCGTTTTGAGGCCGAATTCTCTCAAGATTTTTCCGGAGATTTAAGCGCCGTCAAAGCTGCCGGATTCAAGCCCGACATGAGCACGGGCGCGTGGGTCTGGTGGACATCCAAGGCCGCGCCGCTACAGAAGCTGAGAGAGAACCGTCCGCCGAGCGGTTTAACAATAACCGCAGAGGCTAAGGCCAACTACGCGTCCATCTCGGAGATGGAGGCCAAGAATTCGAAGATCAAGGCCGAAGCGAAAGAGTACACCAAGTCCGTAAAGAAGAAGCGTGACGTAGTACAACAGATCAAGCACGCTCTGGTCATCCCCGAGAAAGGCTATATCGACAAGGAAGACCTCTCCCCCCAACCGCCCCAGGTTAACAAGTACGTCCCTCCCCCTCCACCCGATGAGAAGTGCATCATCTGCGCGTGCCCTGTCTATTTCTACGAGCTACTAGTTCCTTTTGCGATGTGTATCTGGTGTGAAAAAATAACACTTGACAAGTCCGAGGAACTCTGATACTCTCTTTACAGATGGTGGTTCTAACGAACCTGAAAAGAGGAGCATGTCGGAAATTCACACGGTGGCCCAAAAGTACCTGGACAACTACCTCAAAATTCGCGATCAAGGACAGCCGGACGCCGTCTACTGGACCGAGGACAAGGTCAAGGAAGTTCCTTGGAGACACGACCTGGACGAACTGGCGACGGTTTATATGCAAGATTACAACGAGACCAACGGCAAAGATTTCATCGACAATATCAACGTCGATATCCACCCGATGTTCGTGGCCCTGGTCAGGGAGAAGTCGCCTAAGTATCTGGAAGGTGTGCTCCGCACCGGACGAATCTTTTGGACGGAGCACTTTCATAAGGCGAAGAGAATCCCTCACGCCGAGTATAAGAGGCACCAGGAAAATATCAGGTGCTTCGAGCCGGACACGTTTGCGGTGTGGGCGTGACCCACAACTGCAAGCTGCAAGGCAACGCGGGGGAGTACATATGGATGTGCTCCCGTTGCCATCAGTGCTACGTGTGCAAACACAAGGCGGTCTTTTTCGATTCAGAGGAAGTTTGGAAGTGGAAGAACCGGGCCGGGAAGTTTGAAGAACTTATCTTAGACGGGAGGTTACGTGATAGTTCAAGCCAAGATTCAACTGTACATCCCATGCTCTAGCTGCACCAAGGGCAAGTGGCGTGCCGACCAAATCAATGTCGGATTCAAGACCACGTGGTCCTGCGACAAGTGTTACAACGAGTCGAGTATCGAACGGCTTACCTACAGCGATTTCGAGGTCACATCCAACGGACGGAAACAAACCCCCGTGACCGTGACCCTGCAGTCAATCACAGAGCCAAAGATAACCTTGAAGCTGAACACCTGGAAGTATTCTCACAGTCAGGAAGATTCGGCGGAAGACTACGCGAGCCATCAGCAGTATTTCTACGACGAGCACACTTGTCCAACGAACTGGACCCGCGACATCGTGGAGATCATTTTTGGAGGAGACCACGACCCGCACGGAGTTTTTGAATTTGTTTCGGTTGTAGACGGGCATTTAGTAGACGGTAACGGCGGTGAAATGATTCCATCAAAGGGAGTAAACCATGAGCGATAAAAAGCCTTACAAGAAGTCCCAGAAGCCAGCAACACCCCTGACCCAGGAAGAGTTCGCAGCCCTCCAGGCCGCGAAGTTGAAGGCCCAAGCGGAAGCCAAAGTGGAACGAGATCGTGTGGAGGCGTTCGGTCGCACGTTGCCTTTATTGTCTCACGGCCAACTCGTGAAGGTTTTGAAGAAGGTCATTCGGAAAGAATACTCCGGCAAGCCGCCCGTGGCCCAAGCCGGACTGACCGTCGGACTCGGCGCGATTCTACTCACCGTCTTGGAAAATACCAAGACACTGGAAAACCCTTTTGCGAAGCTGAACTCGTACCCCCGATGAGCACCTTCTTTGCGCTCTTCATCGCAACGGCTATAGTCCTTCACGGGATGAACTTGTTCGTTATAATCTCCGCAAGGCTAAGGGAGCGCCCATGAATCTGTACTCGATCAACTGGGGCAATTTCTTTGTCTCCGCAGGAATAGTGCTAGACGTCTTGGCGGCAATCGGCTACGGCCTTCAAGGCGACTGGAAACGGGTATTGTACTGGGTAAGCGCGACCGGGATTATGGTCGCAGTGAGGATAATGTAATGACATTCCAAGATTCATTTGTTGCATCTTTTCAGGTCAAGGAACGCAGGGCTTATGAGTGCTCCAAGGCCCACGGCTTCCACGAGGAACCGAAAAACTTCGGCGAAGTTATCGCGCTGATGCACGCGGAGTTATCCGAGGCGTTGGAGGCTAACCGACACGGCGACCCTCCTAGCGATCACATACCGGAGTTCAGCGGTGTCGAGGAAGAGTTCGCGGACGTCATCATTCGAATTATGGACGCAGCGCATCACTTCGATCTAGATGTAGCTCGGGCTGTTATTGCGAAGATTGAGTTCAACGAGTCCAGACCTTACAAGCACGGAAAGAAATACTAATGTACGAAGTTTTCTTTTGCCCTCAGCACGGTATCATCCCCAATCTCTTCCGTTTGCTGGTCGGCAGCGACCCAGGAATTTTGTTCTTGACAGTTCAGCTTTATTGTGGTAGGGTGAGATCGTTCATCAGGAGGGCTTAATGCTATCGTTGACGACAGTGCAGAGAAACTTTTTAGGAATCATCGCATCGGTGGAGGCCGGACTGACCACACCCGTGGACGCGTTCAATGAGTTGAACGACTTGCACGCGGAGGCGCTCCGGTCTAATATCAGCTTCACCGCCGACTACTCGGTCAAAGATTTCGAACTGGTCAAGGCGAACGCGGACTCTCAATATAGTATGGACGACAGTTTTTACGACGACGTCGACCACGATTATGAGAACGAACAGTGCGATATCTGATAGGCGGCATCGAAGTGGACGCGGTCAGGTCTATCGGTGGCGGCTTTTACGATATGACCGTGGTAAAGACCGGGGACAAGCAAAGCTATACCGCGTATGTGTTCGAACAGGAAGCGGTCGCGCTGGGAGCGTGCAAGACGCACTTCACGCCGCACCCGAAGAACAGAGATTGCAAGGATTGGTTTCAAGTTTAAAATTCAGGAGGAAACATGTCAAAATCACAAGGCCGTACAGAAGAGAAGACAGCGAAGCAGGTCATCCCGGACGAGGAACTGATTCGCCTACTCCGCATCGACTTGAAGTCTGGAATTTATCCTAGCCAACAGGCGACCGCAGCCGTCCTCCGCAGCTTGGACGCGGCGAACTTGGAGTTGGCCGCAGCGAACACGTCTTTGAAAAATATCATCGAGGGACCAACGCTCCCAGACGAGGGAACAGATGGCACATCTACGGTTTGAACCTGTCGCCAATCCTGGCAATAAGACGTGTCGGTGGATAATTGTGAACGTTGCCGCCGCGCAGGGTTCCAACGCGGGACAACTAGGCTTCATTGAGTACCGCCCCACTTGGAGAAAGTACGTTTGGGGCACTTTGAACAACGCGATCTTCGACGTCAACTGCACCCAGGAGATCGTGGACTTTCTTTGGGCGCACAAGGATGACCGACAATGAAAAGCGCGCAGTGGTTCAACGGACTTCTAACTCTGCTAATAATCGAGGCACTTATATCGTTCCTTCACTTCGTGTGGGTCCACGATAAAGATGGCATCGTATCACTTGGTTTCTGCATAGTCGTATTCTCAATCCTTTGGCTTGCTTCTTTCTTCGGGTCAACCAAGTGATCGTCGGCTACCAGCCCGGTGGCAGCGTTCGGGATGCGCGCGTCGTCTTGAAGCCGGACGAGACCGTCCCGAACCGCTACAACGTCGCGGAGGCCGTGATCTACCGGGAGGACTCGGAGACCCACGAGTGGGTTATGGTGAAGCCTAAATTCGTAGTCCTGCCGTCGGACTCGCCACTGCTCACCCAGCCGAAACTTCCCGAGGTCGAATTATTTCCCTTGACAACCGACCAAAACTCTGATAGCCTGTACGAGCATCAAGACATCATCCGACTTGAGGAAGAGGTAAAAGATGAAACTGAGTCTTAGAGAAAAGGTTCTCCTCACAATCTTGCTGGCGTTTATATGGTTTTGGCTCGGCGGCTGCTCCCAGCAACACTGGGTCAGCATCCCCGCGCCCGCCGACGGCACCACCACCGTCGACTACTTGAAGCACATCTACGCCGACTACAACGAGGGCTACTTCCAAAACAAGCTGACCCAGGACGTCGTTATCGACCTACTGGAACCGGACCAGGGAAATATGGCTAGCACGATGTGCGAGCCGGACGGCAGCTGCGTTATCCACTTCAATCCGAAATACGTCGCCGCGCCCCGTATCGCAGACCAAACGATGCTCCACGAGCAGTGCCACGTAAAAACTTGGATGCACGACATGACGCTGGGCCAGCAGGTCGACCACGGTCGTGCTTGGCGCGCGTGCATGATTAACCTGGACACGCAGGGCGCGTTCCGGGAACTTATCATCGACAACTACTCGGAGCAGATGCCATGACTTCAGAACAACTAGCAAAATTACCTCTCGGCGCCCGGGTACGGCTGGAGGGTGAGGGATTCGAAATAGGAACGGTTGTCAAAGTTGGGCCAGTGGTAAACATCGAGTGGCCGAACTCGGGCGTTACGAACTACGTCGACACGAACTCTCCGAAGTGGGAGACATTTATAAAGTGGCTGGATAAAGTGGAGGGCGAATGAGGCTATTTGAAGCGAAGACGGAAGAGGTATCTGAAGGAAAATTTTTGACCTACGTCATAGTCAGTATCGACAACTGCGCCCCGGAACGCCGGAACCTCGACTACTTCACCTACCGGCTGGTGCAAGCCGCCTTGGCGAAGGGCCGCAACGAAGTTCGCCGGGAGATTCATGACGCGCTTTCTACCGAGAGGGAACAATGAGAATCATCGACACGAAGTCTGTGAAGTGGAAATCTTTTATAAGCTGGCTGGAGGCCGTATGACAAAACAGGAAAGACTTGCAGACTGCCAAAGACGACAAAATATAGCCAGCAAGAAGTGCAAGCGGCAAGAAAAGTTGTTAGAAGATTATCTTGAAAGCAACATGGCCAAACAATTGAGAAGAAACGTACAAATTGCCATAGACAAGGTGAACGCGATTATCTATGAGTGGAACGATATCATCATGGAAGATTACTATTCGAGGCAAGGGAGATAAGATGAACACCAAGACGAAGAGCAACGATTCAAAGTCACACACGAAGAGGAAGAACCCCGCAGCACACGCAGCATGGACGGCCCGCAAGAAGGCTATGAACGCAGCACGTTACGCGGCCAAGGTTGTCGAGGTGGAAGTTAGGGGGGAAATCAGTGATTAAAACAATGGAGTCAATGACGCTGCTTCGCGTCAAGGTCGCGATCTGGTACGAGTATCTGACCGGCAGGCTGGGTTACGACGCCGCGTGTGACCTCTACGAGGCACTGCTCCCGGCCACGAACGCGTTGAAACAGGAGGCAAAGTGAGACCGGACAAAGTAATCCTGACCTGGCGGGAGATGAACCTTCGCGCGGTAGTGTCGCAGAATTTTGCCGAAGCAGCCGCCCGACACTGGCAGAACTTGGCAGATAAGCAAAAGCACTTAAGCGATGTCGAATTTGTAAACCAGAACGCGAGGGGCAAGTGAAAACAGTATTAGAGATCATCGGCCTCCTCGTTTACGCCAACCTATTAGAGTACGCGATTCACCGGTGGATGCTCCACGGCTGGCTGTGGAACCAGCACTCCGGTCACCACAACGACTCCAGTCACACGGTGCTCTTCGTCCACAACCTGAGAGGCGCGCTGCTCGCCACGCTGCTTATCGGCGGAAACGCGCTGCTCTTCGCGCCCCTAGGCTGGTTGCCGTTGGCGGTGTTCACGTTCTACTACTTCGTCATGCTGGAGGCTGTCCATCTTTTGATTCATAGGTTCCACTTGAGGGGTCACCACATGACCCACCACGCGGATTTGAAAGAGGGAAACTGGAACGTCTGGCTGCCGCTCGGTGATTACTTATTTGGAACCCGCATATGAAAAAGCACTTCTTAGGCTTGTCGTTGTTCATAGGCGCCTGCATACTCGTGTGGGCGTTCACCGTGGTCTACATCCAGTCGCAGTGCCACAATCAGTGTGCGCGCGGTGACCGGGCCTGTCAAGACAGATGCTTCAAGCACAAGTTCTGTCCTCAGGAGGACCAATGAAACACACCCGCGCACTGATCTACTTAGCCGCCACGCTGATTACCGTCGCCATATTTCTCACCGTCGGGATGTACACCGCCCGGCTGATCGACGCGATTTACGGGACCCACATGGTCCGGGTGTCGAGGTACCACGTCACGATATTAGTCAGGCCAAGTAGAAGTAAAATCTAGGAGGAACTATGAAAAAGTCGCTCGCGGTAGTTCTGGCAGTTATGTTTCTGTTCTCAACCAAACCGATGCTCGCAAACGGGACAGCGCCCCCACCGACGGTGGAGGGAGAGCAGCCTTCGAACCCGAACGTGCTGCCTTGTCTGCTGCTTCCGATTCCGTGGAACATCCCTTACTGCCTCGCTATCCCAGGCAAATAGTCAGGGGGCGGCGAAGCTGCCGCCTCATTTTTCCCTTGACAAGTATTCGAAAGTGTGAGACAGTTGCCTTGGAGATTATATGACATTCCAAACCCAAGCTGAATGCTTCATGAACGAGATCGCGACCCGGCAGTGTGACCCGGTCAAGAGGAACACTATCGCCGTTTACCGGTCCCTGCTAGACCGCCGCATCCTCCCCCAGGTCGGTCAGCTTGACCTGGTGAACATCACCAACAAGGCGGCCAAGGTACTGGTCGGCCAGCTGGTCCTGGCGGGGTTGAGTCCGGCCACGATAAACCTGGCGGTCAGCCTTTTGAAACAGGTCGTCAAGTCGGCTGTGAACGACGAGGGCGACCAGTTATACCCCCGGACGTGGAACACCGGCTTCATCGACGCGCCCAAGGTCGACCCAACCACCCAGAAGGCCCCAATTGCCACCGCGAAGGCCCTTTCCAGCGCCGTGGCGAGCCTGAAGGGTGAATTGGGTGGTCTGATAGCTTTACTCGCTGGGACCGGCCTGCGGGTCGGGGAGGCGCTTTCCTTGATGGTAGGGCCGGACGACCAGGTCAACAGCTTCTGGGACCCGGAGGTCAAGACTTTGACCATCCGCACCACGATGGTTAAGGGCAGCGTCCAGAACTCGACCAAGACGAAGGCCGGAACTCGGGTTGTGGACCTGGACAGCAGACTGAACGAGTTTATGTGTTCGCAGTTCGCGAATCGCGAAGGGCGAATATTTAGCTCCTCGGAGCGCACTTTGCGGCGCCGAATAGAGGAACTGGGCATCCACGGCTTCCACTCGATGCGCCGGTTCCGCATCACCCACCTTCAAGGTGAGAACGTACCACAGATGTTGACCAAGTTTTGGGCCGGACACGCGGCCTCTGACCAAACAGAGAAGTACACTAAGATGGGCGCGCAGATTCAAGAACGTAAGGATTGGGCAAAGCGCGCAGGACTGGGGTTCACAATATGAGATTCTTTTTCTACAAGTGGATTTACGTCCTCAGCAAGAGTGAGAGTCGGCTGGAGGACTGGGCGTGGAGCAAGATGTGCAAGCACTTCATAGACAGATTTAAGAGAGGAGAATGATGGAAGACTACTCAAATTTCAGCTGGGAAGCGATTGAGAAGAGCATTCAAGATATCTACGACGACGTTCAAAAGAAGACCGGAGCGACGGACGACCAGATGGAAGCCGCTTTGAAGATCGCAGCAGAGAAGTTCATGGACACGAATTTTATGAAAGAGGAGAGACGATGACAGACCTTAGAGAGCAGGGAATCTGCATGCAATCGGGAGAGCCTCACGCGAAGCAGTTCGAGTGCGTCGACTGGCGTTCGGTGAACAGCCACGGCGTTTTATGCGAGGTAGAGGCACAGCTGGGCTTCTGGGTTAACGGAAGGTTCTACCCGGTGAACCTGGGGCCTTTAAGTACGCTGATCGAGGAGTCGAAGAAGTCGTCTGCTGATTATCAGCGGCTAGTTGAAGAAAACCAGGTGTTGAAATTCGCGGTCCAGCACGAGAGGGAACTGACCAAAAATGCGGAGAAGTGTCTCCAGGACGCGCTCAATAGATACCACGACTACGTGTCGGGGAAAATTTAGTGCCGGGTCCCGGGATTCCAGCAATCAGCTGGGGCCGGTTCTACGACACAAACGGCGGCATCCACGTCGCTCCCGCAGTCGAGGGCTATCTGATGTACGGGCACTACCTCTCTTTGAAGTGCGCTTGCTCACCCCTGGTCGACGAGGGAGAGAACGCGAAGGGCAACGCTTACCGGATTGTCGTTCACAACGTAATCAACTGAAAGCAGTGGCATATTTAATCGAGAGGCCATATTTACAACAGGAGTAAATTTAGGAGGGAACATGACAACAGAACAAGCAGCGCAGCTGATCGCAGTTCTCAACAAAATATCTAGTACGCTTAAAATCGCCACATTGTGGTTTGCATTTTACGCGATTATAAAACTTTTTTAGGAGGAAACATGGGATTTTGGAAAGTTTTGGAACTGATCGCATCAATCGTCGGCTTCTTGGCGGTCGCGAGCTTCTTTTGGGTGTCAATCGCGGTGCTGCTGGCAAAGTGGATTCAGTTTCTCGTTAAGAAGATTCTGTAGGGAGGTAAGGCTCGAAGTCCCTCGCGTACCTGTCTGACGGCGAGGTTGTGGCTAGTAAATGGCGAGCTTTTGCTATCCTCTCCTCCAAACTGCCTTCCTTGTTCTGGTAGATATCAAGCACGTTGTAGTTGCGAAATCCGACGTGCGCGCACACAGCTGGCCCGTATGCGGCGGTCATTCCCTCTTGGCGCATCACCCTCCGAATCAACCAATCGTCCAAAGTGGAGACGTCCCAAGGTTCAAAATACTTTTCGCAGTAAGCCTTCGTGTCCTGGAAGTACTCCGCGTTGATGTGGGGGACGAGAGCGTCGAGAAGCGGGCGAGTGAGGCACGAGCCTGGGTTGGTGTAGAGATGCCTGTACTGCCAGCGGGGGTCCGGGTGCATCCGGCCACAAGACGCGGCAACCTTATTCAGTTGTCCCGAGGATTCGCAACTCTTTAAGGTTGACTCGTGACGGGAGAAGAAATTCGGGTATACTAGGACATCTTCCTCTACCAGATAAACGTTCTGGGAGCATCTGGACGAGCTTTTTATGGCATTAAGTATGTTCCAGCAGCCGCTCGGCACTTTAACATGAGGCGCGGCGTGAAATAAAAAAGCCTCCGGAAGGTAAAGATCGCGAACGATCTCTATCTCACGGAGGCGCGCCTCTGGCATCGAGTCTGCGTAAATGTGAACTTCCGGCCTACCGCTTGCGGCGCTTAGCCTTTCCAGCGTTAGCGCGAGTAGTTCCGGTCGGTTCGCTGTAGGGATTGCGACCACTGCTTCCATAAGGCTGCTCTCCACCGTAAACCGCCGTCTCGTCGCACTCGGCCTTCAAACACTTCGAGGTTTTGCCCAGGTAAGGCGCTCCGAAGAAGATATCGGATGCGCGGTCTGCTGAGAAGTGTCCGTGGGTCGGGCACTCGTAGATGTACTGAAACTGCTGTCCCGTGCTGCCTTCAAACTTACTGTTCCACTGCTGATCGGTCATCTTGCGCCCGTCGGAGCGAAACGTCGCCCTGGTTGCGCCTCTTGCTAAACGGTCACCACTTCCTACGTCGTTGGACATTGTTTTCTCCTATTCTGAATCGGCTGGCTGTTTCCGTGCTTCCAGTATTTTACCGGCGAACTCTTTCCTGCTGTCAGCGACCGCACCAAGTAGCTCGTGAAGCTGGGGCAGTTTGCCCGCAGCGTGCAGCCGCTCTACCTCCGCTTTGAAATCGGATGGTCCTAGTTTCTTCTCATCTGGCATAGTTTCACCTCCGAAGATAGAGTATCACGTCCCTTCGTATTTGTCAAGTTATTTCTTCACAGGCGGTCGGCTGTGAATTGCGTCCGCTGCCGCGTCCGCGTGTTCGCCGTTATCGAATATGCCCAAGTGCTGGCCTGTCTGCTTGTAATGCTGCCAAGCCTTTTGGAACATCATCTTCTCCTGCGGGCTGGGTACGTATCGGTCGCTTCCGTTGGCCTGCTTCTCGTGGTGACCCTCTGGAGGCTTCTTGCCATCTGGTGTTAAGAACTTTCCGTTTACCACCGTGGGGACCAAGACCTCGTGTCCGTTCTCATCTTCCATTGAGGTGGAATATTCGCTGCTGGTTGTTCCGTCGTCGTTCTTCACCACTGGCCGAGTTGTCAGGTCAATATTTCCGGGACTAATCATACCGGGTGCCTTCGCAGGTCCTGTTTTACTCCACCCTTTTGGGACGGTGTACGTTGGTTCCTGAGTGATATGAGACTCTTCCAGATTCATCTTTCCGCCGCCGAAAGGTCTTCCCAGAGCGTCGAACTTCGGGTTAGCGGTCAAGCTGCCCATGTTCGATATCCCGCCCTTTTCCTTGTTCGCCCCGAACTGGAAGCCCGTCTGTTCCGCTTCCGGTACCGCAGCCTCTTCCTTAGCGGCTCTTTGTGCCGCGTCCCGGAACGACCAAGACTCCTTCGGGATGCCCTGCGCGCCGTACAACGCCTGCTCGTAGTACCAGAGGACGGCCTGCAGGCTGGATGTGGTGAGACCCAGCTTCTTAGCCGTGCCTTCGAAGGACTGCTTCATCAGGTCGCGTTCCGCACCGTTGCGTGGGGAGTCGCTCTTGATCTCGTCGACGCCTTCCTTGTCCTTTCCGAATTCCATCGTACCCATCCAGCGGTTCCAAGTACGGGAGACCCACATATCGGCGGTGAACGCGGACTCGATGCCGTGGAGGTTCTGCATGAAAGGCCCCCGCTTCTCGCCCAGGATGATAGCTCCAGGACGCATGTCGGTCTTCTTTCCCTTAGTCGTGGAGTTCAACTCCTTCAACTCCGATACCGGGTGGTCGGTGAGCAGCCACTCAGCCGCGCCCTTCTCGCCCTTGTCGGCGACCAGTTTGTTAATCATGTCGAGAGCGTTGCCGTACGCAGCTTCGCCCCGAGGTCCCCAAGATTTTCCTGTTGCCGGATTCAGTCGTGGGAACTTTCCTGTTTCGTTGTAAGCGTCCCAGGCCTTCACAGCTGCCTTGAAGTTTCCGTAAGGCTTCTGGCCGGATGACAAGACCGCTTCCGCAGCCTTGAACAGCGACAGCTTCACAGGGTGCCCGGGAACTGAGTCGAGCGTTTCACCGCCCGCGAGTTCTGGACGCATACCCTGTAGTGCTGCGTCGTGGTCCTTCATCTCGGTGGTGTACCACTCGGTACCCGTCTTACCTTGTGCAAGCTGGTACTTGGCCTCGTCCTCCGCAATCTTTTGAGCGCGGTCTGTCATCGTCTTCGCGTTGCTGCCTGGTTCCAGCGCGGGGTTCTTTTCCTTGCTGTAATCGTTCAACGCTTGTGCAACGTCTAGAGTAGAGATGCGGCCCTTCTCTCCGGTGCCCTTGACTTCCAGCGGGTTCGTCATCAAAGGAACCGAGGAACCCTTGGGAGACTTTCCGATCTGGCTCATCTCCAAAATATTATCCGGTTGCGTTGTCCATGAGCCATCTGGCAATTGCATCTGCTGGCCTGATCTTGCAGCTTTCAACGCATCTTGGATACTCTTCGGCTTCAAGTCACTTACAGTGGCGTATTGTCCGGTCTCCGGGTCTTGGACGTTCCAACGGCCATCTGCCAGCGGGCCTCCTGCAAATCTGGCTCCCGCCTTAGAGATCGCACCGCGAACTTGGTCCATCCCGTTTTGGGCATCCCAAGCCATGATGTTCCGCTCTTCTGGACTCAAGCCTTTGTACTGGTTATCTCCTGCGCGCAGATTTCGGTCCATTCTGCTTTGAATTTCTGCGACGCGTTCTGGGCGAGTTTTGGCTACATCAAAAGGTGTTTCTGCCTCTCCGGTGCCGCCTGTCGGAATCGTCTCCCCTGTTTTCAAATTGTAAATAGCCTTCTGGTTCGCGTCCTGTCCGGCTCGGATCGCGTCCTGTCTGTCGGCAATGGTCTTAGAGATATCGAGATACGTCTTGCCGCTCTCCGGGTCCTTCCAGGTTCCGACAGCGTGTTCACCGTCGCTCAAAAGGTCCGCGTTCTTGGCTTTGTATGCGGCCAAGTTTTCCGGCGTCAGCTTATCAACTACCTGAGAACGCTCCGGGTACGGCGCGACCGCATGCAAGTCTGAACCCGCGAGGTTCTTGCCTTCCGGTGTAAATGTGGAGCCGCCTGTTTTCTCGTGGACATCTATTTGGCTCTCTGGTGCGGCCTTCTGTTCCGGGTGAGCGCCGATCTCTCGCAGCATCGGTTCGACGTCGCGAGGTGAAGCGAATTCCTTCGTGGCCGACTTTCCGCCTGGCTCTCCAACTTCCATTAGAAAATTTCCGTCTCGTCCCAATCCTTGTCCTACAGCTTGTCTCAGTGCAGATATCTGCTCTTCTGATACGCCTGCTGCGGGTACGGACGCGACCAATTCTTTACCGGCGACCGATGAACGGAAGCGGGTACGTATAGCTCCGGTGTCTTTCAAGAATCCGATTCGACTGTCTTCCGGCCCGTTCGAGCGTGTCATCTTCGCGCCGACTGCTTCCGCATCGCCAACTCGGTTAGTCGCAGATTCGATAGCGACCGGGTGTTCCGTGGCTCCCAGGTGAATAAATTTTCCGTCCGGTGCGATGAACGAAGCGCCGCGCTTAACTCCTGTCGGGTCCGTTGACGTGCCGTACTTATTGGCTACCGCTTGAAGGTCCGGATGATAGTTCTCCTCTTCCTTCTTGGAGACCTGGCTCTCTTCTACTTTCGGCTTCTCTGCCGCAGCATACTCGGCCCGCTTCTCATCCAGTCGCTGCTTCACGAACTCCGATGTGATCTGATCTATGGGAAAGTTCAACGAGGTGCCCGAGGTCGGCTCGTGTACGTACGCGGTGTCCGGGTACTGACGAGTCTCGCCCGTAGTCTTGTCCTTGTACTCGAAGCCCTTCTGAATGCCGCCCGGGATGCCCCCGCCCGCGCGGATGGCCTCGTCGACTTCCGGCTTCCCGGTTGTCGTTTCCTTCGGGACGGGAATCTTGCCTACTTCGCTTTCAACGACCCCACGGGCTGCTGCAGCTTCGCTAGCAGGCTTTGGTGTTCCTTTCCCGCCTCGCTCTTCACTTCTTCCTGCGTCCTTCTTCCCTTCTTCGGCTGCTGGCTTCTCAGCTTTCTCGACGCCTTCCCCAGCCCCGCCGCCATCTGGTTCAACGTCAGTTCCGGTGTATTCATTGTGGGCATTTCGTATATCCTCCGCAAATTGGCTTACACGTCCATGACTAGCATGGAGCGTTTGTGACAGTCCGTCTTCTCTCACCGCAGCGTTCGCACGGATGCGGTCTGCGATGTGTGGCTTAGTTAGAAAATCTCTGGCGCGTTCGTAGGCCGCGTCAACGACCGCTTCGACCTGGGATGCGGTGAAATCCGGGTGAACCTCTCGCACTATAGCGCGTGACGTGCGGAAGTCGGAACGGGTCGCGGGAGAGGCCTTTACCTCGTCGCGCGTCATTCCCTTGAAGACTTCGTGGGACGCCGGGCCTGCCATCTTCTGGGTCAGCCACTGCGTTTCCTGATTTCCCAAGGCCTCCGGGTCGATATTGCCCGCAGCGTCGCGCAGCGCGGAGCCATTGAACACTGCGGTAGCTCCAGCGCCCTTCTCGCTCTTCGGGTGGATGTCGGAACGAATCTCGACAGGTTCTAGTCCGTCGACCGAACCGATTGCCATGTGCGCCCACTCGTGGATATGTCCGTCCTCGGAGGTAACGCCTTCCGGTAGGCCGGGGATTACAGACGCAGGACTATGCGCCTTCATCGCGGGCGAGTGAGATACCAAGGCGGACTCGTCGCCGCGTCCTAGTCTGTCGAGTTCCGGATTAACATCCGTCTTGACCGTGCCTGTCTTCCTAGATTCGATAGCTGCTTCCTGCTGCTTCTGCGCTTCCGCCGCAGCCTTGGCCGTAACCTTGAGTTGCTCCTCGTGTTGACCGCGCGCCTTTTGAATTTCTTCGACCTTGGACTTTTGAATATCCAGGTTGAGTTTCTTTTCGGCTGGGTCAACAGGTACGCCGTGTTTCTTTTTGATCGCGATATCTTCCAAGAGACGCTGCTCCAACTCGGAGTACGTGCTGTCTCCCATGTCCTCGTCGTAGTGAGCGACTAACTGAGCGTGCAGTTCTGTGTTCTCTCTCGGATTTACCGGAGGCTCTACAGCGGGAGGCTGTCCGAACGCAGGGGGGTTGCTCGGCAGAGAGCCGGACACGTCAATGGTCGGAACTTCCCCGCCGTGCCTTACCTTCAAAGAACGACCTAGTTGTTCGCTGCGTGTTAGATCGCCTGGATTAAGCGCCCTTGAAATCTTCCCGCCTATTCCGCCGCCAGCCACGCCGAGTACTTCTGGTGCGCCTGGTATCCCGGTAGCTGCGCCTGCGGCCACGCCGCCAGCTATGCCAGCTTTTTCCGCAGCCCACGCCGCAGCCCGTCTGACAGGTCCGGCTTCTCCGGTCCCTCTCATGATTGTTCCAGGCTTATTAAGCTGCCTCAACGCAGCGTTCTTGATTCTTATGACCGACGCGTCTACCTTGCGGGATTCTCTCGCGCCTTCGACGCCCTTATCTTCCAGCGTGCCGTAAACTCCGTTGCGAAGAATTTCTTGTAGCTCGTATCTGGCGGCAAACTTCGGGTCTGTTTCCCTTGCGTCTGCGACGTCTCTCCAGCCGCCGCTCGTGTTCAACATGTCGCGGTTTTCCGTATTCAAAGACTTACGAAGCGCGTCAGCTTCCCCGACCGACATATCGGTGGTGTTAAACCTTTCCAACTCTTTCAACGCGGCTTCAGTGAAGCCAGGACGAACGGCCTCGTCTTCCTTCAATGAGTCGACCAGCTTCTGCTTCAAGCTGACTGTCTTGCCGTCTTCGCCTTCCACTCTGATAGGCTCGTTCTTATACTTGTCTACCGCGCCCAAGACCTGGTTGTCTCTAGATACCCGGTCACTTTCCAACGCGCCTACTACCGCTTCCGGACTGTCTATTGGAGTATCGGCGTGCGCAGCTTCTAAAATCGGCCTCGCGGTCACGAGATCGTTTCTCGTGTACGCGGACTTTCCTTTCCCTGACGGAATAGCTTGCTCGAAATCTGAGTGAGACTTCTCGACCTGCTCCGGTGACGCGGTCTTGGTGCCCGCTGCCTTTCCGAGGCTGGCTTGAGCCTTTCTCGTTAATTGCTCGACTCGTACCGACGCGTTCGCGTGCGCGTCCCTCGCGTCCGTTACCGCAGACTCTGCCTTCCCTAAGTTCGCTCTCGCGGCTGACGCGTTGGTTGCTGCCTCGTCTGCTTGCGCCTTGGTTCCTGTGCCAGCGACTTGTGCCTCTCTAGCTGCGTCGGCGCGCGTCTCTGCGTCCTTAACCTGCTGTACCGCGACGTTGTGCTCCCGGGTGCGACCGTCGTACAGTACCTTGGCGCTGTCCTGGGTCTTGGCTGCTTGAATCAGTCTCTTCGTGTCGGTGGTAGCTACCTTCGCCGCGCGGCTGTTTAAGTCCTCAATGAGGCCTGGGCCGTAGTGCTCCGCTGCTCCGGGAACAAGCAGCGCGAACGCGGTGCCTAATCCCTTCGCGTAATCTCCGTTCGCGAAATTGTCTTCGATGGCTCCCATTGCTGGGCCTATGAACGGAACAAGACCTTGCGCATAACGCGCCGCGCCGGACGCCTTATTAGCGATTCCCGGTTGCTGCATCTGCGCAATTCCGGTATCCATCTCGTGCTTCTGAGAGTCGTACGCACCCTTCGCCATTCCGATGACGCCGCTAGCGGCCTTTGTCATCTCTTGGAACTGAGGGGAGAAATTCTTTGTCCAGCCGGGAGGCTGCGATTGAATATAGTCCGAGACCTTTTTCTTCAACGAGTCCGCGTCTTCGGAGCCTGTCAACGTGAGGTTGAACGCACCCGCGAAGTTCTTCAAAGACTTGTACGCAGCACTGTCTTCCTCGGCCTTGGGTGCTGGTGCAGCGGACTGCTCTGCTTTTTCAGCAACGGGCTTGAATCCGGGAGGTGGAGGAGGCGCGTCTTGCCCGCTCACTGTCACAGGCTTAAATCCAGGAGGAGGCGGCGGCGCAGCTTCCTGCGCTCCCATATTCGCAGGTCCAAGCGGCTTGCCCGCAACGTCGTAGGCGATGCCGTTGTCAATGCTCGTGGTTCCCGCTGGTTGATTCGTTGTCGATAAATCGGTTGACTGGTCGGCCATGCTTTATCCTATTACGGCTTTGCCACGTACGGCTGGCCGTCTGCTGTAACCCACTTATTGTTGACAAGCCAAATCGGCGTCTTACCGTCATTTGATACCATCGGATGCGTGCCGCCCGACGGGGCGACGGGTTTCGCAGCGGCTGCTGGTGCAGCGGATTGCGCGGGAGCTAGCTCTGGATGTTCTGCAGCGTATTCTGGATTCAAGCTAGCAAAGGCCTTCTTTGCTTGCGTTGATATGAACGGGAGAGGCGCTTCGTATGCGGCGCTCGGCGCTGCGTTCTTCCACGTCTGTTCGAACGCGCTCAACTTATCACCCATAGACTGGGCCTGGGTTTTGATCGCAGCGTCTCTGTTACCCGGCAGCGTGGACGTGAGAGTGTCTTTGATGCTCGCGATTGCGGGGACTGTTGCGTCTCCGTAAAACTTAGCCAACTCTGTCGCCAGGGTATCGGCCTTGTTCTGATAAGCTGTCCATGCTGGGGTGTGAGGGATGTGGCTGGCTGCTGTGTTTAGATTCTTCAACTCGTTCAAGTGGCCCATAGCTGTGCCGCCAGCGTTCAAAGCCACGCTCGTTTTACCGGACGTGAAATCCTTGTAAGTGGTGCCGTAGCTTGCGACCTTGGATGAATCGAAGTCGGGATACGCTTTCGCAACGGCTTCCAAAACCGCAGGCTGGCGCGCGGCGAGATACTCGATGCGGTTCACCGCCATCTTGCCCTTCCCGACCATTGATACGAGAGACTGCTCCTCTGGCTTCAAGCTTGCAAGAAACGCTTCAGGAGTCTTGGCATTAATGTCGCCTTCGAATCCGGTGGAGGCTTCTTTCTTTCCCGCAGCCTTTTCTTTCTCCAGATTTACTTCCTGTCTTTGAATATCTCCGACCACGCCGAGTAGATCGCTGGCCTGTTTACGGCGGGCTGGTGACTCGCTTGGGTCGTCCTTGATCTTGGAGAGAACTCCAGTGTACGCTGGTGTATGGCCTTCCATGACCTTCGGATCGTTCATGGCCTGCGACATCATGTCGTCGCCCTTCTCTTCCTTCTTGTTGTACTCGTCGATCTGCTTCTTGTCGATTGCCATCCGGGAGAAATCGGCCACTTTCTGGCGGTCTTCTTTGATGTCCTGCAGCTGGGTGTTCGCGGTGTCGTAAGCCTGTTGGTTCTTGGAGGCCTTCGCCGCGTCCATCTGCTTGTTTAGCTGGGCGATGTGCTGGTCCGCGTTCGACAAGTACTCTTGGATGCCCGCGTAAGCGGAGCCTGGGACGTGAGTTATCGCGCCTTGGATTGTCGGGTCGGCGAGGTCAGACCGGAGAGACTTCATCTGCTCGTCGCTCAACGGCTTCCCGTTGGTATCGCTTAAAATCTTCACCGTGTTTCTGGTGCTGTTCATGGTCGTGTCGAGCGCAGCGTACTGGTCTGTGGTCAGCTTCGTGCCTGCGGGGATATTGGAGCCGTAGTACTTCTGGATGTCCGCGCTCCACTCCGGTGTTACGACCTTGTCGTCCTTCTGGCCGTCTTTGGTTGCCTTGGTGATAATCGCGTATCGGGGAACGGTAACAGGGTTCTTGTTCTTATCGAATGTGGGCGTCCCGTCCGGACCTAGCACAGGCTCGTCGCCGATGGCTCGAAC